TTTCTTTAGCGTAAGATTCAGTTAATTTATTTAATAATTTGGTTTTAATAACTCCGAATTTATTCATTTTTAATCGTTTAACATATCATTTATTTTCGTCTCTATTTCATAAATATTCTGTTGAGCTCTTTCCATATCAAATAGAATATTAAAATCTTCTTTTTCTTCGCCCAACATACTTAAAATTTTAGATTTTTTAGATTTTTTACCTAACGTTGACTCACTCAATGGAGCTTCTCCTCCTCCTTCACCACCTGCTGGTGGTGGTGGCGCTCCACCTCCCATATCCATTCCTCCACCCATATCACCTCCACCTTCAGCACCTCCTGCGGCTTCCATGGCCTTTTCTCTATCTTCTTCAGGAATACCATACTTAGCATCTACTTCATCAAATACACCTGAACGTTTAATCACATTCTGAGTATTTGTTAATTCAAATCCTAATGCACGTTCTAAGCGTTGTTGTTGTAAATCCAACATAACTTCACTATCACTAAATCCAAGAATATTCTTTTTAGCCCATGTATGTGATACAGGTAAGATACCCACTTGAGATTGATCTGATGTTGCATCTTTATAAAGTGTAACTTTTTCTTTCCATTGTTCAATACGTAACAAATCAGATTGTGCAGATGGGTTAGTTAATGATAATGAAAAATTATTTAATTCATCTTCCATACCTAAAAGGTATAATTGAATTAAAGCAATTTTATTTAATTCTTGGATAACAGATTTTTGAATTCTGTTAATTGTTCTTGCGAAACGAATATCCATTAAAGCCAAACTCTTACCTTCACCAACAACTTCTTCAAATCCTAAGAAAGCTTTTGGAATACGAAGTGCTGCTAACATTTTCTTTTGAATATATTCGATATCCGCAATCTCGCCTAAGTTTTGTGCACCTGGTAATGTTTCAATTGGATTGGATTGTGCAGGATCACGTACAGGAATAAAGTAATCCTGATCTACAGCCATTTGATTATATCTCATATCAACTTGACCATTACGTGGATCTGAAATTTGGTCTCTTTTAAATTTGTTTGCAACACGTTGTACATATGATTCAATATCCTTATCATCCATGTTACCGACAAATACTTTGAATACACGTCTTTCAGGTGCTCTTGATGTTCTATAAATTAACATAGCATCTTCAGCAAGTAAAAGTTGTTTCCAAATACGTCTAATTTTATCTAACATAGAAGTACCATATGGTAATTTTCTATCATCACCTAATAATCTAAAGTGAGCAATTTCCCATGCTTGAAATTCTAAATCTTTATTTTTCCATTGAAAACGTAATTCTCTTGATGGGATTTTTAAATCTCTATTCTGTGTTGTAGTTTTACCTGCGGCACCTTCTAATCTTTCAATTTCAATATTTGGTAATTGTTGACATCCGACAATACCTTTTTCAGGATCTAACTTTAAATAAACAAAGTTATCCCCGTATTTACAAACACCTCTTGTCCACATTTGTAAGTTAGTATTTACATCTAATCTGTTATTAAACAGATCCTCTAATATTTCTTTAATTCTATCAGATTCAGAATAGATTGTTAAAATTTGACCCTTTTCCGACATTGTAGTTGACTCTTCCGCGTATATATCTAATGCTGCTGATATTTCAGGAGTAAACTCCATTGCCTCATAATCGTAATATGCCGCCAATCTATTTGGTTCATAATAAACCGATTGGTTATAAAGAGATTGGTCTAATTTAGTCCATTTATCCGCAATGTATTGACTCTGTTGAGCCTGCAACATTGCCTTTTCATATTCTTCTCTACTATCCGTTTTTAATAATTCATCTTTATTAAAATTAAATGAAGGTGCTTGTGTTACTTGAGGTTTACCCGGATAACCAAACATCTTTGTTAATTTCTGAAAGACGGTTAAATTTTGATTTGCCATTCTATATAAATACTTTTCTTTATAATATAAACTAAATTAATGATAAACTAAACGTTATCTACGTTTACCAAATAACCAAGAATTCTCTTGATATACTTGTTTACTGACATTCATTGAATTATCTTGATAATATAAATTATTATTATCTGTTCCCATAGACCCAATTTGATCAAATGCAGTACCATACGAATAAAATGATTTACTTGTCTCATATGATCTTTCAGTCATAGTCCAAGAATCTAACATCGCTTTGTTTGCATTTTCATTCTTTTGTAATAAATTAAATGAAATGTCAGCGGCATATAACGCCATAGATAGTCCCATAATAGCATCATCGTGAGCACCTTTCATATGGTCAGGTCTACCATTCATATAAACAAACGTATTAAGTTCATTTAATAATCTTGCAGATCTAACAATAAATCCCTTTCTAAGTTGTTCTTCAAACGCGGCAACAATCTGAGTTCTTTTATTATTGAAGTTAAGACCTGGTATTTTCTCCATAGCCTTGGCATTGTAGTCCCAAATGTTTTGAGTGTTAACTCCTTCAATATAAACGTTTTTATAATTTAGTTCAGTTAACTTTCTTGATGTTGCAACTCCCATACCTCCGGTAATATCCGTCACAATAAACGCATTACCATAAAGGATCGCCCATTTGTATGCGACTGCAGCTAAATCATCAGGAGGTATTTTACCAATATATTCAGCAACTTGTTCTCTATCATCAAAATCTATAATTGATATTGCGGAAAAATCCTCACTGTCACCTCTACTAACATCCACACCCATAATATAACGATGACCAATAATTGGTTCTTTCCATTGCCAAAACGTAGCTTGCATGTATTTCTCAATAGGTTCTCTAATCATATTCTTAGCAATATTCTCTTGTATATCACCAGGAATTACACCATCACCCGAACCTAAGAAGTCACATTCCAATTCCTGTGCAATCTTACGTCTATCATATTTAAATTTCTTAGACATAGATTCAAACCAAGATGAAAATGGTTTATATCCATCTTCTAAAAGTTTCTTATAATCTTTTAAATCAAAATCATATAATATAACTTCTTCGTCGTTATATTGTTCACGATTTAACATGTAATGACAGATATCCTGACATTTAACCCAACGTAAATCTTTAGTATAACGAGGGTCTTTAAACCATCTTAAATCCGTAATGTGAAAATCATTCAACCCACGAACTGCTTGGTCGTAAACACCGTAATAAATGGCATCATAACCATTTGGTGTGGAGATAAGAATAATCTTTCCACCCGTTGATAACGAGGCCATAGATGCTGCCCAAAAATCTTCTCCTGCTTCAATATGTGCGGCCTCATCAAATACAAGTATGGTAGGTGTATAACCACGTAAGGCATCGGGAGATGTTGCAACCGCCTTAACCTCACACCCATTATTTAATCTAAATCTACTTTCTGAGTTTTTATCGGGTGAGAAACCTACGTTAATCCAATCAGGCCACTGTTCTAAAAAGTGTCTAACTTTATTCGCCATTTCCACCGCAGTATCACGTTTGTTTGCTATAAGTAAAACTCTCTCAGGATTATCAGGTTTGGCGAGTTGTAATCTTTTAGATAACCACGCTGCCGTTACAGTTGTAACCCCTGCCTGTCTATATTTTCTTGTAATATTTTCGTTGTATTCTTCGTAGTCATTTATCAATTGAATTTGGTCTTCAAACAAATCCATTGGTACATACTTTTTCTGTGTATTATCAAATGTTTGTAGATAAGTTCTTAAAGCGTAAGGAGTGTCCTTAATTATTTTCGCCAATTCCTTTAACTGTTCAATTCTTGAGTTCATATATGTATAAATACAAAAAAAGGTGGTTATTGTAAACCACCTTTGTATTATTTCGTAGGTCTATCTAACCCTAACTCATCAAATAGACTATCATCATCGTCCTCTCCATCATCATTGGATAGTGATATACCTGGAATACCTGATATAAAATCTTTTAATTCATCGTTATCTGTTTCATCACTAATACCTGTTAAATCCTCATCAAATTCCGCCATTGTTTGTTCGTAATCGTAATTGTTGATATCCTCTTCAATTGCACGAACCAACGTCTCCATTAGACGATTTCCGTTTTCAGAATTAGATACTATTTCTTTCATAAACACTAAGAATTCCTTAGCTGGTTTTTTGAATATATGTTGGAACACCATTAATTGGATAATTCCTTTATCTTCATCTGTTAATACATCTTCTGGAAACTTAGATCTAATTCTATCCCAAATTGCAGGTCCTAAACGTAAGTCCCACATTTCTTTTTCTAATGTATCTTCACTATCTTCAATATCAGTAAAATCTTCTTCATTACCTTCTTCATCTCTATTTCTACCATGTAATGCAACTAACTCTAATGTTCCTTTAATTAATTCGTGAATTAAAACTGGAAAATTTACCGCTCTTGCTTTAACTGTTGGTGGATCTGTTTGTCTATCAACGTCTTCTCTACCCGCAATATTACCTTGTTGTCCCATTGATTTCATAGTATCGTTAGGTAACTGCCAATATAACGCGTCGTTTACCGACATCATAATACCGTAAAGACCAACAAGTCTATCGTTACCAACAATTTGACTAATTCTTTCTTCGGCGTAGTGATACATGTAATGACCTCTTTTAGAAGCACCTTGTATAATTGTGTTTATAAATCTTCTTTTTGCTTTTTCTAAATCAAGTTTCTCTAAATCATTAACGATTTCAATTTCATTTCCAAAATTCATTTCCTCTTCACCACCTTGTTCTTCACCACCTTGTTCTTCCTCATCATGATTAAAATCTTCAAGGTTAAATTCACCCATGCCGATAATTCTTGCATCATATTGAACCGACCCTTCAGGAATACCTAACTCTTTCATAACTAATTCAACCGCCAATTGTTCCAATTCTCTTCTATGGTTCTGTTCAAACTGTAAGATTTGGTTGTGAGCACTCATCATTTGTTGCATCAACGGACTCATACCTTGTGTACCTCTAATAGTAGCGTTTGTACCGGTATATTGTCTCATTTTGGCAACGACTTGTTTGTATCTTTCGGAAGCTAAAAGTTCTTGGAAGTTCTTATTAGGTTCATCACCTGTTTCAGGGAAAGGTATTTTTTGCAATGGGGTTTCACCCGCAGCTAAATCATCTTGTACTCCTTGGTCAGGTCTATCCTGACTATCAAAATCCATTGGCATTTCATTCAAATTTTCTTGAATTAAATATAACAGTTTTTTCTTAGAAAATTGCATTTTAACTTACTTTTTTTTCTCCTCAGCTATTTTAGCCTTTGGTTTAGGGTTTGGTCCTGGTCCAGGTTGAAATGGAGTTTTTCTTGGATCTTCTCTTCTTGTTGGTGTAGGTCTTGTACCAGGTTTAGTTGATGGTGCTGGTTTTGAAGGTGCAGTTTTTGGTTCCGCATTTACAATAGCATCATATGACATAAACTCAGGAATACCATTGTGTCCTTTTTTAACTTTAGGACCATGTTGAACCATTGTATTTGATTCAGTTAGTTTAGTTTGAATAAGTTCCATGATTTCGTTTTTAGACGTAAAACTATGAAATTCTTTGTTCTCTACCAAACCTTTAACCCAATTTTTTATATTACGATTTTCTTCTAAGTGACTATCATCACATTTACAATCTTTTGTGTATTCACCACAATCCGCACATTTTTTACTTTTAGTTTTCTTTTCAAAGTTTTTACTTTTTGTAGAAACTGCATCTTGTTTACCTTTTTTATTTTTAATTGGGTTTCCGTCATCATCATAGAATCGTAATAATTCATTTACTTCTTTTTCTTTTTTACAAGTACATTTTGACGTTACTTTACCACAATCATCACATTTTTTAATGTTTTTAAGTTGTGGGAAATCTTCTTTAGATTTATCTAATGCCTTTCCACTTCTTTCATTGTGATAATCACCCTCTTTCTCTTCTTCTTTCTTTTTATGACCGTTAAAATTTGGAACAGGTGGTTTTGGAACTATATATCCTTTTTTCTTTTTTTCTTTAGGTTCATTATCTTTTTTCCAACTATCTACAAATTTATTAAGTTCTTTTTCAACTTCATGATCTTTAGGATCTCTACCTAAATCTTTCTTTAATTTTTCTTTAGTGGCACCTATCATAATACCATGTAAAGATTCGTCTACTTCACCTTCTTCACTATTTTCTTCTTTTTTCTTAGGTGTAGATTTCTTTTTAGGGGATGAAGACTTTTTAGGTGCACCACCAAATAACGGTGTAGATTTTGGTGTTGATTTAATAGTCAATCCCATATCGGCTTCATTTACATCTTCTTTAGTCTCACCTTTCTTTTCTTTATTTAAAATTGCAAAATCATCGGCGTCAATTTTACCATTATGGTTTTTGTCAATGTTTTTTTGTTTTCCTTTCAAAGTTTCTTTAACCTCAACTGTTTTATTTGGGTCATTAGCCAATTTCTGAATTTCAGGATTGGTTGCCATCGCTTGTGTAGTTGTTACAATTCTTTCCGATAAATCGTTAAGTTGTTTATCGGTAAAATTAACTAACGTCTTTTCAGAAAAACCTTCTTTTAGAAGTCTTCCAATTAATTCTGTTCTTTTCATGATTCCTTGAATTTTATTTCTTCTTTTAAGAGGATAAACCCTCTTGATTTTAATTTCTTTGTTACATTCTCTATTGGTTCACCAAATTTAAATGTTAATCTTTGTTCTGTATTCTCAAAGTCAAACTTTTCCCAAGCCATCGAAACTACACCATCCACAGCATCAATAACTCCGAAATGATCGGAGTCTTGAACTAATTCTAATTGTAAATCTGTATCTTTTAATAAACCTACTACATCAACATATTCGATGTCAGGAGATTTAGATCGTTGACAAGCCGAAGCAGGTATAACGAACCAATCGCCCATATCAATTTCAGTGGTCTCACTGAATACGAATTCGTATTGTTTTTGACCTTTGTAATCTGAACCGATTTCATTGACATATATTAGATGCATTTTTTATTTAAAATATTTGCTTAATGTATCACCAATTGCTGCCTTTATTTCATCCAAATCTAATTCTTTAGTTTCATCTTCCGCATCCATCTCACCTTCTTCTTTAATTGAATACTTACTCAAATTTACTTCATCAGTATCCATTGGTGTATTTACAAACTCATCTAAAGCCGACATTGAATCATATTCATTCATATCTAATTCAGGTTCAGGAGATGGAGCGGGTTCTTCACCTGTTGGTTCTTCAGAACCCATCCCACCTTCTTCTTCCTCTCTTTCAAATTTCTTAGCAATATCTTCAATATCTTCATCCGATAACTTATCTAAATCAACTGCGGAAATAATCATGTTTAAAATGTATTTGATATCATCACTTTCCATTCTATCATGTAAGTCTCTTAATTCTTGACCTAATTTACCAGCGTATTTTTGAGCTTCAGCCATGTAAGATGATCTCTTACCTGCATCTTCATCTTCACCACCTTCAGCGGGCGGCATGTCTGTAGGTGCATCCATTGGAGCTTCACCTTCAGGAGATGGAGGAGGAACGTCACCTGATGCATCAGCCGCAGGTGATGGAGGTAAATCCATTTGTGGTTCTGGCATTGGAGCCTCTTGTTGAGGTTTGTTTTGCTTTAACACATATTTTGTCGCTTCCTGTAATTCCTCTTGTCCTTGCAACAACTCAAGTCGTTTGAACGCTTCGGCATACGAAGAGAACTTATTCTTGTTCTTCATGAACATTCCACCGATATAATCTAGTGATGATTCATTTAATCCTCTCTTTACATAGTAACCGTCTTTTTCTTTAACGACACCATATACACCCCCGTTTTTAGATTCTTTCACTAATTCGGGTTTACTCGAAGAACGACTATTATTTTTATTGTTGTTGAAGTATGTTAATTCGAGAATTCTTTTTAACTTGTCATTCCCGTTTAATTTTTCACTTCCTAGTGGTTTTAATTCTGCCATTTTATAAAATTGTTAAGATATACTTATTCTTATCCTATAAATACATAGATATATAGAAAAAATTAGGTATAATTATTGCGTTATGGACAATTTCTTGTCTGTTAGTTGTGTTTTTAGTCTTAAAAGTTTTTGGATGTATCCGTTTCTTCTTAATAATTTGAATGTAAGGTTTTCGTAAGAATACTCCCCTCCAGATTCTAAACCGCTCTGTCTAAACTCTTTTATCTTCTTTCTAAGATCTTCAAGTTGGTCAATGGTAATATCTTTTGGGTTTTGTGTTAGGTGATCTATTCTTTTTCCAAACTCCTCACCCTTCTCTAATATCTTCCTATCGTCAATATTTGGTTTGTCTTTTTCAGGTTTTATAATCCATTTATTATGTAATATAGAATAAACACCTGATGAGATATGTTCCTCATTTACGTCTTGTACGTAAACTTCAACATCATAACCCTTTATTTTAATGTCATGTTTTTCATTCCACACGTTTTTCTTCGCATCAAAAAACTCTTTTAAGATATCCATTTCATATTTGGATTCTTCAAAATCAATAAGGATATGTAAATCAACATCGGAGTATTGTGACCAATTATAGTTCGCCAAAGATCCAGTGAGAACTACATCATGTATAAAAAACTCAACCCCCAAACTTTCAATAAAGTCATTAGATACCTCAAGAAGTCTTTTTTTAATTTCATCACGCATAACAAAATGACCCTTTCTCTCTTCAAAAATTTGATCAGATAAAGTTTCTTTTGTTTCGAAAGATTTTACAATTTGTTTGTCTTTCTTTTTTCCCTCAATAAGTTCTTCAAATAAACTCATCCTTTTTTAGTATAGTTATGTACTTTAGCGATGTTTTCGTTAAAGTGTTTTCCTTGAGATTCAGCTAACCTAAATTTGGTAAACTTAGACCAAGGAACTTTATTATACTCATAAATACTTCCGTTATTGAATACAACGGTCAAATCTTCAGTTTCAGTATTGTATGTGGCTTCTTTAAGATTGGATGATTGGACAATGACAGTAATAAGTTTACCATCAATTTTTTCTGATATTATACCCATATTATATTGTTTATATATTATAGATAATAAATATCAAAAAATAAACCCCTCATTTAGAGGGGTTTAAGTTAGTTAGATACTTTTAACTTTTCTCGTCTTGAACTGACTCACAATGTTCTCATTCAAGAACTTACCTTGTGACTTAGCCAATCTAAACTTTGTAAAAGTTGTAGATGGAACGTTTTGGTACTCATAAGACTTACCTGTTGTGAAGGTAACTCTTAAATTTTCTTTTAAAGTGTCGTAAGACGCCGCCTTTAAACTAGTGGAAACGATTGATACGGTGATCATCTTTCCATTGATTTTTTCTTTTTTAACTGACATGGTGTATAAATTTTATATTATAAATCTACACAAATATATCCATAAAAAAAAATTTTAGAGGAAATATTTTAATTTAAAGAAATCAATCTTTCTAAACTTTTCTTCTTATCAATTGGTAATGAAAGAGTTAGAACCCCGTTTTCTACTTTTCCTTCAATTTCTTTTTCTTTAACATCTTCTGGAATGTTATAGGATTTCACAAAACTTCCAATAAAATGACGTGTATTATCACTCTCTTCTTTTTGGTAAATAATTTTCAATACTCCTTCTTTTGTGGAAATTTTAAGATCTTCCTTTGTTAAACCAGGAACACTTATGGATACTCTGTATCCTAATTCATCTTTTTCGATGTTAGTTTCAGGAGTAGATAAAAATCCCTTTGTATCTAATCCTCTAAAAAATGGGTCTTTAAATAATGTTATCATAGTATAATGTTTTATACCTTTATATTAACAAAATTTTTGCCAACACATTAATTTAGACAACTTGTCATAGTTTTTTAATTTTATTTGACAACTTGTCATTAGAATATTTTTTTTATTTGTATTTGGTTTTTAGTACGGAATATGTTATGTTTGTGATGTAAACTAAACTTATTATTTATGTCAGTAGATTTTTTTGAGGACGGACCAACCACAAACCCTAAGAAGGTTAGAAAAGGGTCAAATACACCAATCTTAGACAATTTCTCTCGTGATCTTATTAAGATGGCCGAAGAGGGTAAAATTGATCCAGTAGTTGGTAGAGATAAAGAGGTAAAAAGAATTGCACAAATCCTTTCTCGTAAAAAGAAAAACAATGCGGTTATTGTTGGTGAAGCTGGTGTTGGTAAATCGGCATTAGTAGAAAAATTGGCGTTGATGATTCACAAAGGAGATTGTCCTTCAAATCTTTTAGATAAACGTATAATGTCTTTAGATTTAACATCTTTAGTTGCGGGTACAAAATACCGTGGTCAATTTGAAGAGAGAATTAAAGCGATTATTAATGAATTACAAGAGGCACCAAACGTAATCATCTTTATTGATGAATTACATACAATGGTTGGTGCCGGTAATGCGAGTGGTGCAATGGATGCTGCAAATATTTTGAAACCCGCATTAGCACGTGGTGAATTGCAATGTATTGGTGCTACAACATTTGATGAATTTAAAAAACACATTGAGAAAGATGCCGCATTAGTTCGTCGTTTCCAAAAAATAGTTTTACAAGAACCTACCGAAAAAGAAACATTAGAAATTCTTAAAAACTTAACAACTTCATATCAAGACTTTCATAAAGTAAGTTATGAGGAAGGTGTTTTAGAAACCATCGTTAAACTTTCAGGTCGTTATATTACCGATAGACAATTTCCCGATAAGGCAATTGATGTGTTAGATGAATTAGGTTCTGAAAAAAGAGTATCATCAAAAATCCCTGAAGTAATTGAAAAATTAAAAAAGGAAATTGATGACATTAAAGAAAAGAAAGTTCAAGTTGTTAAAAGTCAAAACTATGAACAAGCTGCGAAGCTTCGTGATGAAGAAAGAAAAGTGACAACTAAATTAGACGAGGAAAAATTAAAGTGGTCCGACAAACAAAAAGATAATAAAATACCAGTTTCATTAGATGATGTTTACGACATCGTTAGTGATATGACGGGAGTTCCAATTACTAAACTTGACACTAAAGAAACTAAGAAGTTATTAGAACTTGAAAATATTTTATCTTCAAAAGTAATTGGTCAAGATGAGGCGGTTAAAACTATCTCTAAGGCAATTAGAAGAAATCGTGTTGGTATCAAAGAAGCAAATAAACCAATTGGTTCATTTATCTTTATTGGATCAACGGGTGTTGGTAAAACATATCTCGCTAAATCAATTGCAGAAACCTTATTTGGTGATCCTGATAAAATAATTCGTGTTGATATGAGTGAGTATATGGAGAAACATAACGTATCTAAATTAATCGGTTCTCCGCCAGGTTATGTTGGTTATGATGAGGGAGGTCAGTTGACTGAGAAGATTAAAAATAACCCATTCTCTGTTGTTTTATTTGATGAAATTGAAAAGGCTCATAAAGACGTATTTAATATCCTACTTCAAATTTTAGATGAAGGACATTTAACAGATTCATTTGGTAGAAAAATTAATTTCACAAATACAATTGTTATCATGACATCTAACGTAGGGGCTAAACGTGTATCTGATTTAGGTGCAGGTGTTGGATTCAAAACTTCATCAAGTGAAGAACAACAATATGAAGTTAGAAAAACGATGATACAAAAAGCGTTGAAACAACAATTTAATCCTGAATTTTTAAATCGTATTGATGATATTATTTTATTCAATTCTCTTAATGATGAAACATTAAAAAAGATTATTGGAATTGAAATGAATAAATTAAATAAACGTTTAATTGATAAAAATTATAAAATTACTTTTGATAAAACGGTCATCAATAGAATTTACGAATTAAATTCACAAGAAGAATATGGTGCACGTCCATTAAAACGTATCATACAAAATCTTTGTGAAGACTTTTTAAGTGAGGAAATTTTAAAAGGTACAATTTTAGAAAATGTACAACACACATTAAAGTTTAAAGACAATAGTTTAATTATATTAAAGAAATAATACATGTCTAATCAAAATAATTTATGGGTGTTCGGTGACTCCTTTTCAGTACCGTTTAAACGAGTGATTGATTATATGCCATATATACCATATAAGGGTTACTGTCCTAAAGTTTATGGCGATATTATATCCGAAAATTTAAATTTAAATTTTATGGACATGTCAATAGGAGGATGTTCAAATCAAAATATGTTTCATCATTTTATTAAAAATTTTGAAAAGATACAACCTAACGACGTTGTTATATTTGGATGGACTCAAATAATAAGGTTTAGAATCGCATCAAAGAGAAATGATTTATTTGATGTGTTAATTGCAGTTGCGGACCAAATGGGTCACCTTATTGATATTGAAAAAAACGTACTTGATCAATTACACATTAACAGAATGACACATTCCGTTTATTACGATGAATTGTGCGACTTTATAAAAGTCATAAACCATATATGTAAGAATAATAAAGTAATTCATTGGACTTGGGTTGAGCCGACAAATACGATTTTAACTGACGAAAAACAATACGAAAAAAAATATTTTAACTTATTAGTTCCCTTTAAAAAATACCCAACGGTAAGAGAAGAAACTAATGGTGAAGTAAACGATTTTCATTATGGCGAGGTCGGACATAAAAATTTGGCGGAAGATTTAGTAAAATTTTTATAAATACTTTACTTTTTTATAAAGTTATATATATTTATATCACTATAGGTTCTCTTTGTCGATTACCTTTTCGTTTTTTCAAAAGTAAGTGGGGTTGAACCCACCCAAAGACCTTAAACCCCGACATCTCGTTGGGGTTTTTTATTGGATTTTGTTTTCTAATTTAATTTTCGTATATTTACTATATATGAAAAAAGTAACATTTATTTTGGCTCTTGGTGTTGTATTAACACTAGCAGCATGTGGTTCTGGGTCAACCGCAACTCAAACAACTGACTCTACAGTAGCTCCTGTTGCAGATACAACTGCAGTAGTTGCCGATTCAACTGTTGCCCCTGTTTCAGGTGGTGCGGTAAAAGATGGTGCTGAAAAACCAGTATCTAACGAAGCTGTAAAATAAGAAATTGGGGTTGGTTTATTCCGACCCCTATTTTTTAATCCTAAATCTCTCCTATGGATATTACAAACGAGACACAAGGCGAATTAATATTATTACGAGGTTTACCTGGTTCAGGTAAAACAACTCTTGCAAAAATTATACTACAACTTAGAAGTACGGATGAACCTGAAATTTTATCTGCCGATGATTTTTTTGAAGATAAAGAAGGTGATTACAATTTTGATCCTACTAAATTAAAAGAAGCACACAACTATTGCCAATTTAGATGCTCAGAAAGAATGAGACAACAAAAGGCAAAAATAGTTGTTGCAAATACTTTTACCCAAGAATGGGAAATGGATGAATATTTTAAAATGGCTGAAAGATACAATTATCGTGTTCACACTGTAATTGTTGAAAATAGACATGGAAATGAAAATGTTCACGGAGTTCCCAAAGATAAACTTCAACAAATGAAGAATAGATTTAACGTTAAACTTTAATGAGTCAATTTATTTCTTCTTTTATTGAATCCATAAATCCAAAACCAAAGATGAAATTTCACGCTAACTTACATAGAAACCAATGGTCAATATATCCATTACCTTTTGTTTATTTTTATTTTGAAACATGTCAACCAGATTCTCACATATCAATTTGGAAAAACAAAATATGTGGTGTATATTTGTCTATGAACTGGTTAAAACATACTTACAACATCGGGATCCACAAAACAATTAATTAATGTTAAACATTTTAGAGAAATATCATTCTGATGGTTTGTTACATAAACAAACACATCCTACAAAAGATTTGACCATATGGAACTATTCACCAAAAGTTCAATATGAAAGATTGTGGGACGAAATAACTATTCAGTGCCGCGGGTTAGTAACTAATTCTAAAGGTGACATTGTGGCAAGACCATTTAAGAAATTTTTTAATTACGAAGAACATAAACCTGAAGATATACCAAATGAAGATTATGTTGTTTATGAAAAGATGGACGGATCATTAGGTATTCTTTTTAATTATGAGAATGAATGGATAATGGCAACTCGTGGTTCGTTCACATCACCACAAGCAATTAAAGGAAAAGAAATTCTTGATAGACACGATATCAGTTCTTGGAGAAAAGATAATACATATTTGTTTGAGATTATTTATCCCGAAAATAGAATTGTAGTTGATTATAAAGGTGAAGAAAAATTAGTTGTTATTGGTGGTTTCCATACAGAAAGTGGAATGGAGATACCTGATAGTAGTTTGTTTTGGACACAAGATTCAGGATTTGAAGTTGTAATGACATATAAGACATGGGGAGAAACATATGATTTACTTAAAGAAGAAATACAAAAAGATAGGGAGGGATATGTAATTAAATTTAAAAATGGTTTTCGTATGAAAATCAAAGGAGAAGAATATAAACGATTACATAAGATATTAACCAATATATCCAATCGTGATATATGGGAATATTTAAAAGATGACAAACCTTTTGATGAATTACTTGAAAAAGTTCCTGATGAGTTTAATGATTGGGTTAAAAAAACAGTCAGTGATTTAAGATATGCGTGTTTTCAATTAAGAGAAACCGCAGGAAAATTACACGATGGTTTTAGATATGGAAAATTTGGCGATAGAGACCCTGAACCATCTAAAAAAGAATTTGCAGAATTTGTGATGAAACAACAAAAAGTTTTACATCCAATAATGTTTGCAATGTGGGATAATAATAATTCAAAAGTAGACGAAATAATTTGGAAGTTAATAAAACCAAAATATTCAAAACCATTTAAAAAAGAAGAATGAGAAATATTGCAATATTTGCCGGAGGTTCAATAACCATGGGATTAGGTTTGGAATTGGAAATGAGACCAAAATATAATGATCATGAATGGTTAAAAGAAAATGGACTTAAACAACCCTTACCAAGAGATGAGGAAGATAAAAGTTATTGGAGAAAATATAGATATTCAAAAATAGTATCGGAAAAATTAGGTTTAACTGAATTTAATATTCACGACAAACATGAGTATCAAATAGGTGGTAATGCAATGGATACTTTATGGTATTTGAATAGAGATGTGGAAAAATTTGCCGATCTAATGAAAAATGTAAAATATATTTTTTTAGAAGTTGGGTTTATTAGGTGGTGGGATAAAAACATACACGGTATAAACAATGATAATAGATTTCCATCGACCATAGACGAAATTGTTAAATTTGTTAGTGATCCTAAAAATGACTTTGAAGTATCTTCAGTTGCATTAGAATGGTTAAGTAAATTAGATGAGAATGTATTTTGGGAAGAGAGTTTTAATAGATTTAAAATTTTAAAAGAAATGAATCCTGAAATAAAATTTATAATAATACCTTGGTCAGTTAATAGAGATAATATTTTATTAACAAAAAAAATTGATGAATTATTAAAAGATAATATGGTTAAATTTGGAGAATTTAACAGTATGATGGATTTTATAAACACAAACAAATTGAATGTTGGGGACGTTGCTAAAGTTTTCAACGGAGACTATGAATATACATATAAAGATTTACATCCATGTGTGGAAGGTCATAAAAAAATTTCGGATTATATATTAAAACATATTGAAAGTGAAAATTAATAATAGATTGAGATTATACCTTGACGATATAAGAAGTCCTGTGGATGATGATTGGATTGTTGTGAGAAATTATGACGAATTTGTTGCACAATTAAAATTAAATGGTTTAGGTAATTTTGAAGTCATATCCTTAGATCATGATTTAGGTGAAGGTGCTATGGTAGAATACTATACAAATGTAAAAAATAATTATATGTTGGATTACAACAACATAGAAGAAAGAACGGGAATGGATTGTTGTAGATATTTGGTTAGTGAGAGTATGAACGAAAAAATACCTCTACCTCAAATATATGTCCACTCGGCAAACCCTATTGGTGCAGCAAATATGATGGGTTATATTAATAATTACTTAATGAATTGTAAATTACCTCAAACTTGTGTTAGAGTCCAAATAAACCACACCATTGATGAAATCCACATGTTATCCCCTGAAGCTCGTAAAGCAAAGTGGGATCGAAGTATGGATAATGAATAATTTTTTTATATCAATAAAAATACTTAATTTTATCTTCGTTTCTAAACTAACTAAACCCAATACCACATGGAAGAACTAAACCAACCAAAGAGAAGAAAAAAACCTTATAAAGAATTGATAATCAATGGTGTTTATAAGGATTGGAAAAGTTTTTACGAACCAAATAAAGAGGACATTTATAAATCTATAATTGAAATTTTTGAGGAATTTAAAAACACAAGAAAAAAATCTTTATCGTTAAAACTTTCCGCCAAATTTAAAGATGCAGATTGGAATACTGAATTTGAATTTCATCGTAGTGAGACTATTGTTTTAAAAAGAGATATTTTACCTTACTTTGAAGAAAATGAAGATTATGAAATTTGTAGTCAAGTATTAAATCTTCATAAAGAATTGACTTTATAAAAAAGTTTTAATAAATTTATATTGTATCAGGAGAGAGGTACATTTATTTTTTGTCATATCCTCGGAGTTTCTACTTCGAGGATTTTTTTATAATACCATTCTACTACCAATCAAGAAGTTACTTAAAAAATCTGAATTAGGTTTAGTGTTTCCACTCAATTTATAATTAAAACTAAGTCCAAATCTTTTACTTAATTTATAATCAAACGAACTACCAACTAAAAATCCCATATGTCTGTTTACAGTAGATACTCCTGTAACACTATTCCAAGACAATGGTGAGAACATCGTAAATACTTGTGGTGATATTGTTAGTTTCTTTGAATAGACATAAGGTTTGGTCCAAAATGCAATTGCCGATGATGCCATATTATAATCAAATCCACCATTATCATTTTTAAGGAATAAATTAATCACACCCACATTATAACCAATTGTACCTCTTTTTGGTGTCGGTTTAATCCAAGTGTATCCTAACAAATTCATGTAATTTCCCGCAAGATAAGCAAATGCCGTTCCATATGAATGTATTGCATTTAAACTACCATCTGAATTCATACCCATTTTAGTATATCCTCCCGTTGTTACTATAGAACTTAAATTACTATTAACCACCAATCCTCCACTATAACTTTCATCACCCATTAATGATGATTTACTAACACCTAACGATATTGATGCCAAATATGATCCCGGTGTTGCTTCCGCCACGGTAATATCTGACGCTAATAATAATGGATTTGTAACTTCCGCTTTTTTCTTTTTATCTTCCTCTTTCTTTTTCTTTTCTTCCTCTTTCTTTTTCTCCTCATCTTTCTTTTCGTCTTTTTTCTCTTCCTTTTTTTCTTCAGATTTTTTTTCTTCTTTCTTTTCTTCAGTTTTCTTTTCTTCTGATTTTTTTTCTTCTGTTTTACTTTCTTCTTTCTTTTCTTCAGTTTTAGATTCTGTCTTTTTTTCTTCCTGTTTTTGTTCCGCAGGTTTATCTGATTTACTTTCTGCCGGTTTATCGGCTGGTTTTGTTTCTGCGGGTTTATCTGACGATGAACTACTACTTGAGGATGACGAAGAACTACCCCCACTTTGTGAAGAACCACCACTTGCCGGAGGTGGAGATGATGATCCACTACTTGCAGGTGGTGGAGCACTTGCTGGTGGAGGTGGAGGAGGAGGAGGTGCAGCTGCACTTGCCGCAGCTGAACTTGCACTACCACTTGCCGCAGAACTTGCCGATGATGATGCGGCACCACTTGCAGCAGAACTTGCAGCATTAGATGCTGCACCACTTGCGGCAGAACTTGCCGCATTTGATGCGGCACTACTTGCTGCATTTGAAGCTGCTCCACTTGCAGCACCACTTGCGGCGTTTGCTGCGGCTTTCGCAGCGGCATCCGAAGCCGCCTTCGCAGCGGCATCTGCGGCAGCCTTTGCGGCAGCATCAGCAGCGGCCTTTGCGGCGGCATCTGCGGCAGCCTTCGCAGCGGCTTCTTGTGCTAATCTAATGGCATCGTTTTGTGGACAAGGTGTTGCAAATATCGAGTTTACCCATACTTGAAATGCCCCACTATTCATATCTGCTAACGTAACTATTTTAGATTTACCTCTAATAACCGCAACTGTTTGATTTTGACCAAATGGAATTGTAACCACGTAAACTTTATTGTCACATGGATCTATGTAAGTTTGTGTTATAGTACTTTGACTAAATGACTTACTACAAAAAAATAATATTAGGAGAGAGATAATATATTTTTTCATTAATTTATACGTCTTCTAATTTTTCTTTATAATCTTTTATTGTAAATGGGGAATAAATTGAATACCTAACATCATCAACTAAATTATGGGTAACTTCATGTGTATAATTAAAATTTTGGTGTTCAATTAATACACATTTATTAAAATTTGGTATAAAGTTCACCAAACTATCTTTAGTATATAATTTTAATAATGATCCTTGTTCTAAAGTTCTATCTGAATTTAAAAAAAATAAAATAGTGAATAGTCTTTGTCCATCAGGATCATTATCTTGATGTTTTCTAATGAATGAACCCTTAGGATATATGTTTATATTTCCAATAAGTGTATCTTCAAAATTTTTTTTAACTTTTTTATTAAACAACTCTGTTAAAATACCCTTATAAACATTTCTTATATGTTCATATATGCCGACATCTTTAAATATACTATTACCATATGTTAAAAAAAAATTAAAATAGTCTTCATCGTAATATCCTTCTTCATTATTTAAATCATTTAGAATTTTAAAATCTTCGTAGGTTATATAATCATTTTTTATTATATTATTAAATCTATCGTTATATTTTTCTTTTAATTTATTTTGCACCTTTTCCGACCAAGATAAAAACCCCAATGTACTTTTAATTTTACTTAAATCTACATCAAAATTGTTTACTTTATTTTCTAAATCTATAAAATCATCCTTAGATAAATAATTTTTTAAATCAAATATTTTATAATCAAAATCTATATTCATTATTTATTATTTAATCCTATCGCTATTTGTGTGTATCCTCTTATTGGGTCGGTGTCTAATTTTAATGTAACAAATTTGAAATCTCTTATAATACCAACTTTAAATGTTGTAAATGATGAATTTGATTTTGGAAACGATATACCACCAATAGCATCTTTACCTTGCCATCTAATAACTTCATTACCGAATCCTATCATACCGTGTATTCCTATTTTACCAATTCTTTTACCACCACCAACATAAAAAGTTGATTCTTTTTTCCAATCGTTTTTACTTAATGGGAAATCAACATTGTTAATTTGACCATATGGAAAATAACTATTTTGATCTATTGCGTAAGTCATTACATAATCTATAATAAAATATGATTTATTCCCACCAATCAACCCCCAATAGGACATTTGTTTGTTATTTGTATGTCCTACACCAGCCGAAAATAATACAGGTGTTGACGCAACCGTATCTCTTCTTCCGTTTTCATAGATACGAATCACACTTCTTTGTCTCCATCCGTAATTGTCATACCAAATATAAGGATATGGTTGATACCATCCCCATACTCCGTATTGTAAACCATAAGGATTATAAGTTGTAGATTTATAAGTTCTTGTTAAAGGTTGTCCGTTAAAGTTGTCACCAGGTCTTATCGGCGCAGTTTGTGTTCTCCATTGACTCACATTGTTTTGTTGTTGTGGTACAGATGGTTGTATTCTTGGTTGAGTTGATTGTGATGATGATGGAACACTTCCACCAGTTTGTCTCCAAGAAGAGACTTGACCAAACATTAAGGTTGGGATTAGTAACAATACAAATGAGAGAGTTTTCATTATGTAGGTAATTTATTTTTTTTGTCATCGTGAGTTCTTTCACTCTCGATTTTTATTTTTATTTTTGGTGTATAATCTTTTGGTAGTTTATTTATTATTCCTTCAAATTTTCCCATTTTATTATCCATTCTAACGGTAACTTCTTTTTTATCTAAGTTCATCATTATTTGACCGACTGTTTGCATGTTATACATGTTTTTACGTCTGTATGGGTTAAAGAACTTATTTTTATTATATTGTTCTTTCATTCTATCAATAACTTCTTGGTCAGTTGTAACATCTTTTAAATGTTCTTTAGCATAATGCATTCTCATATGAGAAGATTTCTTTTTAATACCATGAGTATAACCCGCAACTTTATGTGCTATTCCGTGATTTGTTCTAACTGTTACCTTTTCATCTTTTTCTACTTTAGTCACTACCGGTGTATCCTTACTTGTTAATTCTACAATATAGATATTTTTATTACTTGCAACAATTGTTTCTCCTTTTATACCAACTTCTTTTTTATCACTTCCTTCATAAGATATCACCGATTTAATTACTTCTTTTAATGTTTTGAATTTTAAAGCACGTCTCATTTTTTCACCGTCATGTGATGTTTTAACTTTTTTTGACTTAGCCACTTTATCACTTTCTTTTTCGTCTTGTCTAACCATTAAACTTGAATTGACTATACCAATACCATATTCATTCATACCTTCAGACCAATCGGTTTCAGTATCATGCCAATAAACTATCTCAACATCATCAACAATTTCGTGAATCACATTCATTTTAGCTTTATACCCTCTATCTCTATTTTTAGCTAAAACTGTACCATCCCCAAGTCTAACGGCCGCAACGGTACATTCGTGTAAAAAGTCTCCAATAAAGTCATTTATTGTTTCAATTAGTTTCATACCTTATAAATATTAAAAAAGGAGGTTATAATACCTCCTTTTAAATAAATCTTATTATTATTGTATTATTTGGTGAATATTCCTTTCTTAATCATTCTATCAAGGATATTAGCACATGCAATATCTAAAGCTTTTTTCGTCGCAATACTAATTGTTGATTGATTGAACTTAATAGGGTCAATTGTTGCGTCAGATAAAAAAGTTAATTCTCTTTTTGTAGTTGCCTCACCTAAACCTGACCCACCAAACAAGACACCTGTCTCAGCGTCTGTAAATCTAACTTGAAGACCGATACGAGTTACCATATTGTCTTTAATACCGTCTTTTAGGTTGATGGTTTCATCTTCTGACACCGAGTAGTCATAACACTCAATAGTGACGAAATACTTCGCTAAATTAATTTTACCACGTCCGTCTAATTTGTTCTCAGAAATACCTGCAGCAGATGCTTGGAATTGTTTTACCATTCTATTCTTAATTTCTGTCTTATCCTCAGTAAATTTAAATCTGTTTAGGTTTTCAAGGTATTCCATTGAAATATTCGCAACCCCTAAACCTACTCTTTTTTCTTTAAGTTCGGGATACATCTCATACATTTCATCAGATATACCACATTTAAGGATTTGAATAGGTATTTGAGGACCATCGTAGTCCATGTAAGCACTTATGTCTCTTTTCTTTTCAAAGTCCGCTTGATAAGACTCTGTCTTAGTTTTACCAATTGTTTGACTATTTGCAACAAGACCTACTAAACAAACGCTTAATAATATAAATAATTTTTTCATATATTTTTTTTAAGGGTTCCATTTATTCAAAGCACTTATATAGTTATTTGTCATATGGTCTTTAGCCGTCTTACCTGTAAATACTGCTTTAATATACTCACCAACTCTTTGCCAATCAATCATCCATTTTTTGATTTTACCCTCATCATCAATACGTAATTCGGTATTAACATGTGCATACCCAATTGATGGGGCACGAGTAACGACATCTAAATTATGAACAATCCTTAATGATTCAATCGGTGATTTATCAAAGTTTTGTTTGAATACTTTATTACCAACTCTTGGACTACCAATGGTACAACATATAATTTTATTTGATTTATAAATTGAATAAATCTCATAAGCACATAACGTAGAAATGGCAGCACCTAAACTATGACCACAAACAACAATATTATCAATTGAATGTTCTTGACCCAAGTTTTTAAGTGCAATATCTAATGCTTTATATGTTTCATCCTTAACAGCATCCCAACAAGTTTTAAATCCAATATGGACTTTTTCACCTTTTTCAACAAAAGGAACTTTATCAACCGATGCGTCGTTTTGGAAATCTTTTTTAGAAGAACTTCCTCTCCATACAATATAAATTGTATTATCTTTTGTTGCAACAAATCCTTGTGTATCTGATTTTTTATCGTCAATCCATTTAATTAATTTTAACCTTTGTGCTTTAAAATCAATGTCTTTTTGTTCTGAGTATACTTTGTCAGTTAAACCAACATTATATAGTATTTCGTTTTTTGTCATATTGTTTTTGTTTTAGATTGGTCACCCTTCTTTAAAAATATATCAAATATTGTTTTAGGACAATATTCTACAAGTAATATTAAACCCTTCCTCAATGTGGAGTTTTTTACGACGTGATTTAAAATTTCCTTAATAACCTCTTTAATGGCGAAATTTTTAGTGTCAAAATATGTTCCATCAAAATATCTTGGACTTGTTCCCTCACCACCTGGTGAACCGTGATGAGCACCTATAGAAGTACGCCAATAGTCAGCGTGATTTTGCCATTCAGGAATTGAAACCAATTCAGGTGAATCAAAAAATAAATTCCAAGATAATACATTACCCTTTTGTAACATATTACCCGTTCCTAAGTTAAAGATGTCTAAAAAGTATTGATTAAACTTATCTAGTTTGTCATCGTTTGTAGGAATTATTCCTCCTATTTCTACATTGATATGTCCTGTTGTAAATGCTTCTTCCTGTACAGCAAATTGTGGATTTTTAAATCTTGGAGATAAACCCTTTCCAAGTTGAAATATAGGTTGTTTAGGATTTCCTGGTAGATATGTTCCAACACGAATAGCATTCTCTTTGTCAATAGGGTATTTACGAGAACTGTACTTTAATAATGGCCAAATTGCTCTTAATAGACCACCTTGATTTTCACCTGGTGTTAACCAAATTTTTCCCTCTACCATCATATCTGCCGCAATTTCTTTTGTGTCTTCATTAACCCATCCTCTTTGTCCCGTAACTGTTACTTCCACATTGATACAAATCTCATCTCAAATCCACATCCCTTGTTGAGGACAGATTATGGAATAAATTCTACCTTCATTGGTATATCCTATTCTTGAAATATAAGGAGCAAATTGTACATAACAACGTTTTGGGTCTTTTTCCCCATTTAGGGTATTCCAACTAAACATTGGCCATTTAACACCCCATTGTCTTTGTAGTAAATTGATATTATCCATATTACCCAACATAGGTAATGAAGTTAAATCCGTAGTAGGATATAACATTTTCTTTTGTTTTTCAGATGGAAAGCCACCTTGCCACCCTGTAGGAATTTGTTCTTTTATCATATTATTTTATTTATTTTTTATTAATTCTTCAACATACTTATCCCTTTGTTCTTGAAGATATTTGGTTCTTTCAAGTAGTCTCGTTCTTTCATCGTCGGTTAATTTTAAAACTAATGTTTCCTTCTCATCAACCATTTTTTTATATTCATTAATTTGATTGTTAAAATTGACGTTTTGATAATACAATATACCCACCAATAAAATGATGGTAAATGATTGTTCTTTTAATTTAGTAAAAAATACGTCTGTCCCGTTTTGTGATTGTCCCGCCATAAACTACTTTAATATAAATACACAAAAAAGGAAGTTTTTAACTCCCTTTCATTTAACCTTCCGTTTCGTCTTTCTTTTTGTGAGAGAATTTATCCAAAGTATCAGCACCCATTCCAATTCCCGTGATTAACATTACCGCATTCACCAATTCAGGTGATGGGGCAAAATCCGCGTGAGAGAACGAATTTAACATCATTGTTACACATAGGAACATAGCCCCTACAAATGCCACAACTGGTTTAATTGAGATTGAACCTCTTTCATCTTTGAAAAGTTCGATAACCCATTCTTTAAAATTCATAGTAATTTATTTTTGTCTTTTATTTATCCTTCTACGTCTTCACGTAATAGTCCACATTTTTGACACTCCTCGTGTCCGTCATGGTCAGAATCACCCCATTCGTGTTCACATTGTCTGTGAGCATGGTGTTCAAATTCCAATTTTTCCATTTCTTGTTCGTGTTCTTGTTGGTCTTTCTCCAACTCAAAATTTTGTAAATTCTCAACTACCGATAATTTACTAGCGGCAGCGGCTCCTTGAACAAATGCATCAGGAATAATTGGTGTGGGTTCTTTATTAGTTTCTTTCATGTCATTTGTGTGAGAAAGAGTTACACCATCTTCTTCATCCATCTTTTGGACTAACATCTTATCTTTATCTTGATCGCTGAACCAATAATCTATGATTTTACCATAACTACCGATAAAAGCACCTAACATCAATAATAAAAGTTCTTTCCATTCCGCAGATGCGGGAGTTTTTGCCATAATAGCAGCAAATACACCTGCGATTATTACCATAAAACCACCCAATACCATGGCGGTAATATACCACCTTCTTTTCATTACCGAATTTAATAAATCCCTAAATCCTGTATTTGGTTTTTGTTCCTCAGCCATTTTTATTTTTTTTTGTTAAATCAAAGGACGTCTTTATTGCCATCCCAATTATTATGATTGTAAAGATTACAGTTCCAATTTGATATCCTGTCACAGATACTACCATTTTGGTGCCTCTTCTTTAAATTCGTCACCTTCTTTTTTCTTAGGTTTAACAACTGGTTGTACTGGTTGTGCCGTTCCACTTCCTTGTTTGATGATTACAGTTTTACCACCCGCCGCCTGAGATTGTTGTTGGGTATTGTTTATGTTAATAACAGGAGTTGTCGCCGCGGGAGTTTCTTTCTTATCATCTCCACCACCTGTTAATTTATTAGTAATAAATCCACCTACACCTAATGTAACTGTACTTACTAACGTAATAATTATTCCTTTAAAGGATTTACCTGTTGATTCTTGTTCTTGTTCTTCTGCCATAATTTTGTGTTTTTGTCTTTATATAATTATCTTAAATTTTATTAAAGTCCGTGATGGTTAAGAGATTGCCGGCACTATCGTATAAGGCAATTCTATATGCCGAAGACGGTAAAGCCGATGTATATACTCTTAAAATGTTATCACCAACCTTTACTTCACTTGTAGATTTGGATACTACTCTATTAGAAATATCGAATATCTTAACAGTTACAGTTTGATTTACATCGCTTTTTATGTTCATTGCAACCTCACTTGTTACAAATGGAGTTTCTAATTTTAATCCCACTGAACTTGAGATTTTAAGGTTGTCACTAATCACCTGTGGCATTGGAGTGTCATTTTTTCTACATCCAACCAAGAAGATTAATCCAAAGAGTACGAGAGATACTTTTTTCATTTTTTGTCTTGTTTAATTTATAATTATTTTGGTTTTACCTATTTGAACATTATTTTGATCCTTTAATACAACATTTAGGTATTTTGTTGGTAAAGTATTTGTATATATTTTGAGTGAGTTTAATCCAATTTTCCCCGTAAATCGTTCTCTTGATACTACTTGGTTTTGAACTGTATCAATCATAGTTAATGTGTATGTTCCTACTGTGGTTAAAGTAAAGTTCATTATATCCCCGTTTTTAACTGTGTTTTCAGACACACTAAAAAATTCTTTGTTATTAATTGACACAACGGGTGCTGGTGGAACTACCTTTTTACATGATATTACAAAAACGATACAACACAATAATATAATTTTGATATGTTTCATTAGTTTACTCTTACTTTTAATGATGTTCCACTTTGGTTAACCGCATCGGTTGCCCCTATTGAAATTAAACCAAATATGTTATCCAATTTTTTATTTGCGGTAAACGATATAATATATTGAGTTGTATTATCCAATGATGAACTACTACCCGTAATTAATGAACCTAAACCAACAAACCCATCATTATCTACACCCCAATTTGTAGGTGAACCTTTTGTTATAAATTTTACTCTATTATATTTTAATACTGAATTATCGTATTTTAATTGAAATTGTGCACCCATTAAATTTTGTCCTAATGGGTCTAATGTAATATATGCATAAACACTATCTCCAATTACTTCTGTCATTATAGATGCGTTGATTTCATTACTAATACTCATTGATCTTAACGACATTGATGTTAAATTGTTTGACTTCGGTGTTGTTGAATGAGATAAGTTAACATCACCTTTCCAAGCCACCGCTAAATTTAATGTGTCGGTTGATTTACCTGTGTTAATATCAAATGAATAAGAACTCCCTAATGGCGTTGTAAATGTTGTCCAATTAGATTTACCAATACTATCATATTTTGTTTGTGGTATAATTCTCATTGTTTTGTTTAAGTTGAATGTATCCACTAATGTTTTTACTCCTGTTAAATTTTGTAATAATGCAAAACAATCAGCCTCATTAAATGTACCATCATCATTTACATCTGCGTTTTTGTACTGAATACCATATCCAAACTCATTACCATTTTGATTACCAAATAAACCATTATTTGCTAATTCTTTAAATGCCAAATAAACATCAGATACTGTAACAATACTATTATACAATGTTGTTAAGTTATTTGTGGTTGATGTGGTTATTGTTTGTGTTTTATATGATTGAGTTGCTGCAAGTGATATGGTACTTTGAAATGCGTAATCAGTATTCCAACCATTTACATTTCTAATAGATGAATTATTTGCAGATGTTCCATCGGTTATTTTTGTTAGTGGTGATGGTACTGTATATATTGCCCAACCATTTGCATCATGTGATGTATATGTCATATTACCTTCATATGCATCAAATATTTTTACACTATTAATTTTAGTTGGGTCTATACCACCAACTTGTCTCATATCAATCAACAATCTACTATTACCATTTAACCAATTTGCGTTTGGATTTGTATATGACCATTCAACTTGACCTGGTGTAATTATTGCCTTATATCCTGTATTTATTTTATTACTATCTAATAATGTTGTTATATCAATTGAACCTGCCGAACTCAATGCCGAACCTACTGAAAATGTTGTTGGTGTAATATTTGTATTGAAGTTAAAATTAGTTATTGCTTTTTTAGTTGGTGTTGATGGTGATGTTGAATAACACTCATCCGCTTGAATAGCCCAATTATATTGTGATGGTCTTTTCCATTCTAAATCCATACCCCAACCACCTGACCAGTTTTGGTATCTTGCCATAAAGGTATATGATTTACCAGCAACTAAACTAACAGAACCTACTACGTTTGCACCAAATCCATGTGGACCATAAAAAGATGTTACAACTTTTCCATCTAATGAAAAATCAACGGCATCATCACCATTTATAAAAAATTGATATGTTCCTGTTTCTTTTGGAACAAACCATCCAGTAATTTTAATACCAGTATATGAACCGTTATATGGTAATCCTGTTATCCACCTACCATTAAAATCTAACATTGCAGAATTAACTGCTGCCGTACCTGATGTATGAACACTTGCTCCTTTTGTAACATCAAACATATTAACAAAATCATTTGAATTATACGCATATGCTCCTGCCCCATTACTTATAATGTTATAAACAGTATAATTTAAATAACCCACACCTGATTGGGAGTAGGTTATTGAAAATATGAATAAGAATAATATTGTTAGTAATTTCCTCATTATTCAACTATTAAGTTGATTTTGTTTCCACTTCCATCAACCGCATCGGCTAAAACTGTGTAGAATAAACCAGCGGTATTTGTAATGGTTTCTTTTGGTGTGAAAGTTAATTTATATGGTGTTCCTATTTTAATTCTTGCCGTCTTATTTTGATCCATAGAACCAAATGTCAATCTACCATCTCCGTTTGTTGAGAAGTTAGTTACACTTGGACCCGCATCAAATGCAATGTTATCAAATGTTAATTTTGTATTATCGTATTGTAATATTACTTCTAAACCCGCCAATCCTTCTTTTGTTAAAGTTCCTGTTAATACAACTTTACCATTAACTATTGTAGAGTTTAATCCTAATGTTGCCTTTTCAACTGTTGGAGTATAACTCATTGAACTTACCGCAAATGATTTTATAGTTGAACCGTCTTTTACTGAATTAGCATAAGTACCAGCAGCAACTCTTGCAGCAATCACGTCAGGATCGGATGAATGTGACCAATCCAAATCACCACCCCAAGCAAATACCATATCTACAGCTTGATTTGAGGATGTTACTTTTGTTTTGTAAGTAGGTACACCATCTAACCAACTTTGATTTAATAAACCGTTATACCATTTAAAATTCACAACACCATTTACAGGTGCAGCATTTGATGGAATCATAGCAGTTGATGAAACATCAATTCCCATAACATTTGCAAATAAATTATATGAGTCACTTTCACTAAATGTTGTTTTACCTTTTGTAATCAAACCAATATTCTTTTGTAATGTTGGTCTGTTAAAATATGTTGGTGTTCCTGTTAAGTCTACTTGTGTAATACCTAAAAAAGCCTTGTACGCATCAGATACTGTAATGATATTATTCATAAATGTTTTTTGTAACGCTGCATTTACAAATACAGCAAATTCGTCACCTACTTTTGCTTCGGTTGTAAATGTTGCCTCACCACTTGCGTCTAATGTTTTAGTTGCAATTGCCTGTGCCGTCCAATCAATCTCACCTGTTGTCTTTAATGGTATTAAAGACACACTATGTGCTGTAATATCATAACCTGTTGGGAATAAGACTCTTACTTTAAATTGAGATGTATTACCAACTACATTTGATAAAGACATTGTACCTGGATCAGTTGTAATTGGTCCTATGTTAGCTCCTGCTGCATCAATTGAATATGATAAATCTAATTTGTGTATGTTTGTATAATCACCCAAATCTTTTATTACATATTTTTGAGTTGCAATATCTCCGTTGATTGATGCATCTGTTCTTTGAACTGTTAATTGCCCAACATTCCAATCTGCGTTAGTGGTATACGCCCAAGGTGTTGCTTTATATTGATCATATAAACTTGTTGCAGTAATACTATTTGCGGTACTTGCGGTAAACTTATAAGATGACCAACTTGTATAGAATGTTTGAACTGATGTTCCTTGTGAGAACGTTGTTGAAACATATGCAAGTGCTTTATTGTTATATTGGTATCTTAACCAAAAATAACGAGGAGTTGTTGTACCTCTCGCAACGGTATATTTTACCGAAACTGTATCACCAACCTTTAACCCTGTTGTAGGAGTTACTAATTGATTGACCGTTAATTGTGCATTTGTGGCTATGGATATTACTAGTATTCCAAGTAGAGTTAATAATTTTTTCATAGTTACTTTTCAAATAATTTGGTTATTAATTTATCAGCAGACTTTTTCAAAGCATTACTTAATGATGTTTGATTGAATTGACCACCTTCGTCCACAATTAATGTTGACATGGATATTTCTGAAGATGATTCTTCAACCATAAGTTCTTTTTCTTTCTTACCATCCTTGTATAAAATTCCTTTCATACGAATGACAACTTCTTCTTCATTTTTGTGAAAAACCGAAATATTCTTTTTTGTTGTGAGAACGTCTAAATAAACGATTTGAACTTTTAATTTGTACGGAGCCGACGGTGTCAAATCATACCCCTTCTCCTGTAAGAATTCTTCCAATGTATTTTTTACACCAAAAGCTAAATTTCTGTTGCCTGCCAATTTACCCATTTTAACCTCATTGGTAACACTCTCCACCCAAATATGGTCTTCAGCCTTGTACAATATATTTTCAGGTGAGTTCTTGAACGTACCATCAATCCTCCACATAATCCAATTTGATACGTCACGAGCCATTTCAGTATTACCAGAGAATTCCAAGTAAGACATAAAAACCGCAAACAAAAGTGCGAATATGATCCATAAAGCAAACAAGGATAAAAATACCTGTGCTAATTTTTCTTTAATGTTAACCGATAATGTTCTTAATTTTTCCATGTTGTTCCAAGTTTAAATTCTCTTAGAACTACATATTATTATAATACATAATATCTTGAGAGAGATACGTTTATTTTTTGTCTGTTTATAAATACTTTCTAATTGGACTACTGATGAAACTCATGAGTTATTTTTTGACAAATATTTTGTTTTATAATAAAATGATGTTATATTATAGTATTAAATAAATTATTATGGGAAATTTTAAACATCTTACAGAATTGGAAATCCAACAAATGACATTTGATTGGAGATACCGAGGATTTACCACATTAGAACTCTTAACAGAAGAAGAATGTGACGAAATCAATGATGAACTTGAACGTTTACGTCAGGAGAGAAAAGGAACATTAACAGACGATGGTAAGGAGTGGGGTGAATGGGATCCATTCGCATATCCACATAAATTATCGGATAAACTTGCAAAACTATATGTTCATCCTAAAATTATTGAAGCTTGTGAGTTTCTTATGGAGGGTGAAATCGACGGAATGCAATCATGGTCGTATTTTAAACCACCAGGACAATTAGGTAGAGATATGCACCAAAACGCCTTTTACACGGGTTGTAAACACAATGAAATTATTAATACGGCCTTAGCATTGGATAACCACGACAATGGTAATGGTTCCGTGTGGAACTACGAAGGTTCACATAGATTACAAACATTACCAATTGAGGTTGATGAGGAAAGAGCAAAAACTAATCCATCATTTTGGAGAAATGAAAGAGGTAAACCTTGTATTATGCCTGAGGGACACGATTTCCGTAAGGTAGAAGGAATTCTAAAAAAAGGACAAGTGGTTTTATTACACTCACATTGTGTACACGGGTCGGAAGCTAACAACTCAAATAGAATGAGAAGAAACTTTTTAGGTGGATTCTTGAAAAAAGGTGCATTTTACAATCAGGGAAGTCATATGAAACGTGAACCAATTGATGTATATGAACTTAGAGATAAACATTGGAGTGAATAGTAATATATTGATATATTGATAACCCTCACCCTAAAGGTGGGGGTTTTTTGTAAAAGATTAAAAATAATTTTGTATATTCATATATATTTATTATCTTTGTAAAATAAGTGGTTCTTTGACATATTGAAATAAAATAAGCCTCGTTAGCTCAGTTGGTAGAGCAAGTCATTTGTAATGATTAGGTCTGCGGTTCAAGTCCGTAACGAGGCTCAACAGGTGACGACGGTGGTGTGACCCCACTGTCTATGAATCCCAAAAGATCCGTTTGAATCTAGATGTAGAACGGTGAGGGTAGAGTTACTATAAGTCGGGAGTAATTAGCCCAATACGAAAATGTAACCGCAGATTATATCTGTTATGATGTACATAGATGGTACGAAAAACCTGTAACTTTTTGAGACTAATCCAATCGAGGACTTTGTCAACCAGATCAATGAATCGGATGGTGCAATTTAAGTTGGATTAGAATCAAATTTTTTGGAAGATAGAATGACACGTTGCCATAGAGGCCGAATGGTCCAGACTGTTAATCTGGTGAGTAAAATCCACCGTAGGTTCGACTCCTACCGTGTCAGCGACAAATAGGGAATGTAGCTCAGTTGGTTAGTAGCAGTGCTCTCATAAAGCAAAGGTCTTTGGTTCAAATCCAAACTTTCCCACACGGTTCGGTTAGTCACCGAATAGTATGTCCAATATGAAGAGAAGTGGTTTGACGACCATATGGAACTGATGATAGGACAAGGTTCTATTTAGATTGACCGTCTACTATAAGGGGTAAATATAGTAACCCAATGGTCTATTCCTAACCCGAAAGGGGACAGCTAAGACACCTATGAGTTGGATAAATAAAGGTGTCAACGGAGAGATGGCAGAGTTGGTCTATCGCGACAGTCTTGAAAACTGTAGACTGTAACAGGTCCGTGGGTTCGAATCCTACTCTCTCCGCCAAAAAGTAGATGACGAAGGATTCAGTAGAAACTGATGAGGCCGTCGCACAATATCGGGGCAGAATATACTTTGGTTTATTCTATACGTGATGTAACCCGAGGCCAAACCCCTGTTATGGGTGCTGTCATCTATTTTGTTTTGTTAAATATTTTTTGTATACTATTATCATGAAACCACAAATAGTTAATTTACTTACATCAATATCACTTTTCCTTTTGGGATCGATAGGTCATTGGTATATTATGTATTGGCAATTTAAAATGGAAAATTGGATTAAAACTCCATGGCCTTATTTAATTGCGGTCGGTTGTACATTCTTATGGATTAAAGCATCTCATTATGGTGTAATGGCATTTAACGGTGAGATGTGGAGTAATAGGTTCATATTTTTTGTAACAGGTATTATGATTGCTGCGGTTCTTTATCCATATCATTTTGGTCAACCGTTCACAATGAAAACCGCAGTTCAATTACTGTTGGCTTTCACAATTATTATTATATCATTATTTTGGAAATAAAAAATTAAAAGTTATGTTTATAGGTTATTATGTTATTTGCGTTATTTATTGTTTGTATCAGTTGTTTAAAAATTTAGACAAAAGATATTCTAACGACCCCACAGGTGGTTCGCCAGAATTAGATACCATCATGGTTTTAGTAATGGCTTGGATACTTGCCCCCGTTGATGTTTCATTAACTTGGATTCGTTGGTATAGGGAAGCCGAAGAGGCAAGAAGAAGACAAGGTAGTAGATTTTTATAAGATATGGGACTCCGATGGAAGTCCGCAAGAAGAATAGATGTTTTTCATCCATCAAATATCAATAGTGCTGACTGCTACGGAGAGACAAGACAGAAGTGAAGGAACTGTCCCTATTGATTATTTTGTTTTTTAAATAAAATTTCTTATATTATTAAAAATAGAAAATATGAAGTGTTTAAAAAATACTAAAACAGGAAATATTATTAGAGTTGATGAAAAACAAGCTTACCAAATGGCCGGTACAACATGGAAATACACAACTAAAACAGAATGGAAAGGTATTATAACTGAATCACCAAAAGAGAATGTTGAAGTTGGTCACGATCAAGGTGGATCATATGAAATTAAAAAAGAAAAAAAATCTAAAAAAGTTTCAAAATAATTTGGAATATTAGAAAACATTTCTTATCTTTGTAAAAGAAGGGTGAATAATCCAAAAGATAATGTTCTTTGAATAAAAATATTGGCCGTCTATAGTCAATAAAATAAACCATGAAAGTGGGATAAAGTGAGGAGTCCTTGGTTGGGACAAATTGCGGATTCAGTAATGGATCTCGAGTAGACAAGTGGAATATCGTTTGACCTGAAGTAGTGAGGGTAACTCCGTAGCGAAATGGTTAGATGACCAAGCAATCCGAGTTGTTTGGTTGAGGTGGGAACACCAATAAGAATAATCCATAGAATTAGTTTGTGAGAAGTATAGTTATCCGATTATACAATTGCGTGATTCAATACAATGGTGGTCTTAAAACCGTAGCGTCGTAAGATGGAAGGTATGACAAAAAACAGGTGGTGCTGTTAGTGTCCTTGACTAAATCCTACCAAGGGTTTAATCTCGAAGGAAACCAAAAATATGGAGGTGGGGACACTTCAGAGAGTAGTTTAGTATCGAGTCGTTCAAAAGATGACTTGGCTAGGTGACGAACCACTACTTTCCCAATTCGGAAAACTAAATTTTTATTTTGGTATAAAAATCATACATAAAAAGAAAAAGTGTTCGTCAGTCATTGGAGACAGGTGACTACTTAGTCGTGAGAGGTTCACGGCCATAAAGGGACTCAATCCCAATATGATTTTTAAGAAAGTTCTCTAAACCCGCAAGGTTGAAACAGGTCGGCAGATTTGTTGAGTAATAAGTAATAAAAGAGTATCTGATGACTTTAGGATTGGTTAATCTAATTGACCGTCATTGATCGGTACGAATCAAAAGTTCGTGGAAAGGGAAAGAAACAAATAATGTTCCTAAGTCGATTGTTAAAACTTGTATTCTCAGAGTTTTATTTTCTTTGTTTAGAAAAACAAAGTGGTGGTGAATGTATGTAAAACCATACGGCCTATACAAGATTAGTCAGAAGAAATTCTGACTTTTTTTATGACTATTTATTAATATGGATATTATTAAAAAAGAACTAACAATCAATCACCCAAGTTTTAATTTATTAAAAGACTTTTTTGAATCTTTTAATTTTTATTCTCACGAATTACCTAAAGGAATTAATAATGATTTTGTTTACTACGATGGAATATCTCCAAAAGATAAAGAAGTTGTTATAGACATTGAAAGGACTCCAATTGGATCTTTAAATAACCAATTAATTACCAATTCGATAAAAGAATCTATTGAATATCTAAAATCAATTTATAATATTAAAATGATGTGGTTGATGACGTATCCACCGAAAACGTATGTTCACTTTCATAGAGATCATGGTAAAAATAGACATTTAGTTTCATTTAATAATCATGACAGATTTTTTAGTTATGAGGCATATTCTGATTTTATAATGTTTGACAATACTGAAGATATTATTAATCAAAAACATATTGAATTAAAAGATAATATAGATGAGTTTAATAATTACTTTTTACAATATGACGAATCTTGTCGTATTTGTAATTTAGATTCTAATTCCATATATACATTTGGAAACACGATACATTCTTTTATCAACGATTCAGATAAATTACGAGTTAATTTAGTTTTTGAAGTATAATTTGGTATATTCCAAAAAAATACCTATATTTGTGGTATGAGATTAGTATGTATTTCAGATACCCACAGCCTTCATCATGAGATGGAGCATCCTTTACCAAAGGGTGATGTGTTAATTCACGCGGGTGATATTTCAAATAGAGGTGGAGAAAGAGACGTTACCGATTTTATTCAATGGTTTAAAAACTTAGGTGGATGGGATCAAAAAATATTCATATCTGGTAATCACGACCATTGTTTTGAAAGAATAAATTTACCTCATCACAGAAAAGATTACGAATGGTTAAGTCATTTAATGTCTCCCAATAATTTATCTCAATCTAATGTAACTTATTTGGAGGACGATTTTATTACGATTGAAACTCCCGAGTTCTCAAGACCTATCAAATTTTATGGTAGTCCTTGGCAACCTTGGTTCTATGATTGGGCATTTAACTTACCAAGATTAGGTATTGAATTACAAGAGAAGTGGAACCGTATACCTGAGGACACAGATGTTTTAATAACACATAGTCCACCAAATGGATATGGAGATTTAGTTAATAATTGGAGACAACCTAATACACATGTTGGGTGTGAATGTTTAATAAACAGAATTGGTGAAATAAACCCATTGGTAAATGTGTTTGGTCACATTCATGAAGGTTATGGAATTGAGTATGGTAAAAAAACCGCATTTGTAAATGCATCAATCTGTACCGCCGCCTATGAACCAATTAATAAACCGATTGTTATTGATTTAGTCGAAATCAATCATAAAATACAAGTACTATATGTCGAAGAATAATGAAATGGTAAGTGTGGTTATATCCACAAGAAAGATTGATCCAACATATTACGATCATGTAAAAAGAATATTTTCCCATCCAAATACGGAAATATTGATGTATGAAAATGACGGCGAAATGTCATTAACACAAGTCTATAACAAAGGGTTAAAAGAAAGTGTTAATGACATCGTTGTTTTCATGCATGACGACCTTATTTTGGAGACACCAAATATCACCCCAAAGATTGTTAAGTTGTTTGAAAAACATGCTGATTATGGAATTATTGGAATTGCGGGAACCGATAAATTAACGAGTGGAAGATGGTGGGATAATCGTGAAAATATGTTTGGTGTGGTTGGTCATATCCATGAGGGTAAAAGACACGTAAATCACTATTCTAAGGGGGTATTTAACGACGTTCTTAAAGATGTTGTAATTGTGGATGGTTTATTCTTTATGGTCCGTAAAAGTCTTATAAAGAAGGAATTTAACGAACAGTTTGAAGGGTTTCATTTCTACGATATTTCGTTCTGTGTTGAGAACCAATTTGAAGGGGTTAAGATCGGTTTAACAACCAAATTTGGGGTCACTCATAAATCAGTAGGTATAACCAATAAACAATGGGAAAAGAATAAACTACTATTTGAGGCGTTATTTGAAAAACGGTTACCCTTGACAATTTAGTCATTTTTGATATATTTATATAAAAAGAAAAATTATGAAAAAAATTATTGATTTAATTAAGAAACTTTTAGGTGCTGGAACAATGGCTGAAAAAGCTGTAGAATTACAACAATTAGAAACTGAGGTTGTTGCTGAAGTTAAAGTTGTAAAAGAGAAAGTTGCAGAAGTTAAAGCTAAAGTTAAAAAAGTAACTGACAAGGCTCCAAAAGCTAAGAAAACTACTACTAAGTAATTTTTTTTCTAACATATTGGTATTAAGGGTTAAAATTAGTTTTTTAACCCTTTTTTATCTATATTTGTATTACTATGGGGACGCCTGGATTTGACGGACGTTGGTATGGTAAATGGGCACGTAGTCAGACATCATCTATGACTTTAATACACGGTGGTAAAAAACAAAAGACAACGTTTATAACGTTATGGAAGCTTGTGGTTTAATCGCAACTTCTACTGTAGCTGTAGCCTAATAGCACACTTACAAATCGGGTTGATGGACGTATAACCTAGGAACAGAAGTCCTTTCGGTGGAACATAACCCTAGAGTGTTGGAGCAAACTTGGCGGCTCTTGAAAATCCGGTCAGGAACGGTCTTGTAAGTTTCCCGATATTAACTTACTATTTGTCTGTTGTGAATAATAGAATAAACGTGTAGTCCATCTATGGTGCTGCGGATCGGACAAGGGTTCGACTCCCTTCGTCTCCACCAAACTTAAAAAACCCTTCAGAAATGAGGGGTTTTTCTATAAAACAACAAAAGGTCCGAAGACCCTTTGCCGAGATTTAAAATACCTCCTTTTCGTTTACAGAGTTATCATTTAACGGCGACCAAACCGCCAAACTCTGAATATAAATATGTTATTTTTTCTTATTAATATATTCTTTTAAAACTTTTTTTACTGATTCTTTAATTACTTGTCTGTTCATTAAATCATTCCATAAATCTTTAGATAATTCTTTATTAGGATTTTCTGATCCAAAATTTCCTGTATGGTAAAGAAAGTCTTGTAATTTTTGAGTATAAACATCTTTTTTTCTATCTCCTCTAAATAATTTAGCACTTAAATCACCTATTTTAGTGTTTACACAACCTAACGTAAAAGGAAAGTCTCCACAATCTTTAGTTGGTGTATCATCTTCTTTATCTGTATCAAAATACAACGGTTTTGTTCTTACAACTGGTATTTCATCGTCTTTATCTTTTTTTACAACAGTATCGTCTTTTTTTACAACAGTATCGTCTTTTTTTACTACAGTATTGTCTTTTTTAGTTGTATCAACTGGTTCAGATTTAATCTTAGTTGCTATTATTTTAAATGTTAAAAATTGAAATGTAAATCCCGTATTGTCAAATGTAATAGTGGCGTTTGGAAGAGACTCTCCTGATTGGTTCGATAACGTAAAAATTGGAGAATCAGTTGCTGACTGTGTTAATTTAGAAACCGCATAATCGGATAAATTATAATTACCTAATTTGGGTAATTTTTCAAAATAAGGTGAATTAATGTATAGACTTTCTTTAGTTGAGTCTATATTATCGGGTCCTTTTGATATTTTTATCTTTTTAATTAAAGTATTATCTGTGGTATAATCACCAACTTTGTCGTCTATATTTGGTTTTCCAGTACAATACCCGATATTTTGTGCCCACGGCATATCACAAGCATAGAAAATAAACAAATTGGTTGGGTCGTTCTGTTGTAAATTAACTTTTGGTACTAAACTTTGTAAAGTTGTTTGGTTTTGACCACTGAATAGACCGTAAAGTTTTTTTATATCTTTAAAAAAATCTAATACTCCATTTTCATCACTAAAATACATTTCAATAAATTTATTCCAACCAGCTCCTTTCGGGGCTTCTTCTCCTAAATTTAAATCAACCAAACTAGTTGGTTTATTTTTATAATTAACTTTGATGTATTTACCAAAATTTTTAAATAAAAATATTCTTCTTTCTTCTCCTGTATTCTTTGCCATTAGTTAAATTTATTGTGTTGTATCTATTTTAAAAATTTCTTTTGTTTTATTCAATGGCTCCATACCTACACTATCTATAAAATTTTTAATCTCCAAACTATTTCCACCTTCAATTTGTATTTTTTGTAAAGTATCTGTTTGTTCTACAATAATAGCCTTTTTAGTTTTATCCAATTCTTCAGGATTTATTTTATCTCCGGCTAAGTTTGTTGCAAATTTATTAATAAGGTCAGCAAGTGCTGGTGATATCACACTTATTTGTTGAAAACTTGCATTAAATGGATATAAAAATTCTTTTGAGTTTATTGCAAATGAGTTCCATAATCCTTCAAGATTAGACCCTGTTCTTTTTCCTGGAGTAATCCATGTCTCTCCATGTAAAATACTCCAATCTTTTCCCACCTCACCAATCCCCAATATATTATATCCTTTACCATCATTTGTTACCGATCCTGTGTTTTCAAGGTAATCGCCTATTGTTTGTAAAAAAGCCCCAACAAGTGGATAATAAAAAACATACGCAACTAATCTCTCACCAATATTATAACCTAATTTTCCCTTCTTACCCATTACCTTCTCAATTTGTGCAATTTCGTCTTTTAATCTAGCGGACCCTGTAAAATATTCTTTAATAATTCTTTCAGATCCTAATTTTATTTTACCAAATGTTTTTACATCTTTGTAATGTACCGGATCGTTAAATATTCTAATTAATGCCTTTAATCTACCAATATATTCATTAGGTTTTTTTATTCCTTCACTTCCAGATGCCTTTTCAAAATATGTAAACCATTCATTAAGATTATTATAATTTAATACACCGTTTGCATCTTCAAGTTGTAATATTGTGGTTTGAGGTAATCTTTTTTTAACATCTAACCAAAGAAATCTTAAGATATCTTTTTTACCGTAAGAAACTTTTTCAGATAGTTTAGACAACGTATTTCTTGCTGATACTTCATCAAAATTAATATTATTACCCTCAATAAGAGAATCATCAAATTGTCTTAAAATTGATTCAATTTGGTCAAACGTTGATTGCATACCAAGTCGGTCCATTTCTTTTTTTGCGTTTATTTCATATATTTGTTTTATACCAGGTAAACCTTTTAGATATGTAACAAATCCATCTATTGTTTTTATAACATCATTTGGAATTATTGCGTTATAATATATATTTTTTATTAAATTAGGGATTGACGGATCAACAATTCTTCTTGATATTAGGTCTTGTGATAGTTGATTAAACACTTTTAAATCATCTGGAGATTTACCGGCGGTTTTTGATAAACTAATCATCTTTTCAACTAAATCACCACTTGGTGTTCCAGCAACAATTCCATTAACACCTCTATAAGCATTTAACATTATTTCAGATATTTGTTTATAATTTGTGGTCTCTTTAGAAAGTTTCTCAAGCATTTTTAATGCTAATTTAGTATAATCACTTTCCGCAATGTTCGATCTACCAGTTCTAAAAAAAATATCTAAATTCTTTTCTAAATCCTCAAAAGTTTTAAAACCACCAATTGGAACCTCTTTAATAGATTCATCAAATAATTTTATAAGATCGTTTCTTTTATTAACCCCAACACCAACCTTAGATGCTTGAAAAAAATCTCTAGCCCAATTGGTTATAACGCCTTCAGACAAGATTTTATTAACTCCCATCAACTTTAACTGTCTATTTATCTCATTAATTAATATTTTTTTCATCATCTACAATTGTATATTTTATATAAATAGTTATTTTAGTTGTTTAATTTTAACCCACTAAAAGAGCTAATAGGGTTTACTTTTTTAGTTTTTTTATATTTTGATAAATTTAAACCATATTTTCCATATTTCTTATTAAGATAATCAATATCTTCATCTGTTGGTTCATTATATATCATTTCATTTACTACGTTTTTTACATCAAAGAAAGTTTTAATCGACCCATTTCCCATACCTTCAACAATTTTATCTGATATCATCATGGTGGTAGGTGGAGATGAATTTTTTAATTTACCATCAAGATATTGTCTAGTTTTAATTAAATCATCTGAACTTAAATTTATCATTTCATTATTTTGTATAAATTTAAAAAGAGCATTTATAATGGCAGCAGAAACCGGTATTCCACCTTCAACACTAAGTTGTTTTGATAATAACGGACCCCAAATTGATATTCCAGCTTTAGGTATTTTTAAACCCGCACCTTTTATGGTTTTACCTATCTGTTTAACCGCTAAATCAAAGTTTGTTTTTATTGTTTCTTTAGGTAATGACATTGTTTCTCTGAAAATATATCTTTCCTCTGGAGTTAATGACTTAATAAATCGATCCATACTTTCTTTTGTATCAAATTTATTTAATATAATTTTTTTAGATAACCCTTCCGCAGTTTCAATAGATACCTTACCAATATTTTTACCATAAGTTACATATGGAACCATTGCACATAGGAAAGAAATTAAAGCCTCTTCATTTTTACCTCTTGATGATTCATAAGTACCAATTAACGTATTAAATACAGAATCAGCAACATAAGGTGCCGCAGCTCTAAGTGCTCCTGACGACACCGTAAATCCAATCGCACCAGCGGCACCCTCAACCACTCCAGCAATACCACCTGAAACTGCTATTATTGCAATATTACCAATGATTTGTATTACTGATCCCCACTTATCCCAAATTCTATCAAATTCTTGACCCAAAATACTGACATCTTTTGTCCAATTATCTTTACCAAATAAAAGGTCTAAAGTTTTTAGTTGTTCAGACCATTCTTTTTTAATTAAATTATATTGATTTGATGTGTCGATTTGATTTGGTATATTAATATTTTTAGGAATGTATGTATTATCTTTTTTTATTGGTTCTAATATAGATTGTGAATTATTTCCACCACCAATAGATTTTAACATATTACCATAATAATCGTCAATTAACTTTTTCTTTTCGTTATATTGATTTAGTTCGTCTTTAGTTATACCATAACTAAATTCAGAATTACTATATTCTTTTTTTAAATTATCTAATTGTTTAATTATATTATCATATTTTTGTTTATCTTTAGGGTCTCCAGATATGGTTTTTTTTAACATATCTGTAGCTCTTTTTCTTAAATCTTGTTCTTTAGAAAGATATTCATCATATAAATCTGGATTAAACCCTTTAGGTACATTTTTACCACTTTTACTTTTTCTACCGTGATATCTTTCCCAATCTTCCAATGTCATGTTCATATTGGATATCATCCAACTATTTAAATCTTGTCTATATTTTATATTAAGTTTATCTTGGAAGCCAACATCTGCGATTGATTTTATGGGACTTTTATAATACCAATAAAGATAATTACCCTCCATATTTTTTTTCTCATATGGGTAGGTTATATTACCATTTTTATCCATTTGTTGATTATTTGGATATTTTTCAATTGCCGGAATTGGAGGTGTTGGTTTTTCTTTACCTTTAAATAACTTATTGTAATTATCACCAATCGGAATTAAATTCGGTGTAGACTGTTCTTTCAATTGATTACCTTTACTTCTTGTCAATTTAGAACCAACAACATCAGACCATTTAGTTATACCTACTTGATTGCCTGGACCCCTTGTTACGCCACTTTCCCATTTACCAACCTCAGGATAACCTTGACCACCCGCCTGTTTATCCGATGTACCCTTTTCAGGTTCAGCAGCAGGAGGTTCGGATTGTTCCTCTAATTCCGTTTCAGATATTAAAGTAAGTAAATGATTATATTGTTTTTCGGTTAAGCCCAACTTCATAGTCTATAAATATCCAATAAAACTTTTGAATACGATATTGGTATAGGGAAAAATACCCTTTTTTGGGTTAAAAAGAAAGATTTTAATCTTCGTTGTAAATATTTGGATCTTCTTTGGAGTACATTTTGATAAACTGACCCGCCTTAGCGTTAGCCTCATCCTCTATTTCACCTCCAATATCGGGTGGTTGAACTTTAAGACGTCCTTGTTCAAATTGTTTGTGGTGAACCATCTCATGAGCAATACTTCTACATACATCCACTAATGCTCGGTTCTTAGCACATACCTTAATAATCTTGTTTTCTTTGGTGTAGTCGTAGTTTGCGGTCGTTTTTAGACCGTCTCTATTGTTTTGTATCTTAACAGTAGGAACAGTTTTAAGTTCCAATTGTTCCTTTACAAATAGGACAAACTTGTCTAATATCTCCTTTTTCTCGTCAGTTAAAAAACTCATATTATATAAATATTACAAAATTGATTCTTCGGGTAAGTCATTTTCGGTTGAATATTGATTGATCATGTCAATTACATCATTTTCCTCTATGTCATACATATCATTTTCATGGATGATACCAGGAGAGTAATACATGACGTCCTCAACAGTTAATTCCAATACCCTATAGGTATCGTCTCCATCATTATCGGTGGAAAATTCAACGTATAACATTCTGTTATCGTCATTATAATAAAATTCTCTTATATACATGGCTAAACAATCATAATTATATTGATTTCAATCAAAATCAAAAAATATACCCTTTATAGATACAAAATAGAGATATTTTTCTTATTATTAGTAATATGGATTGGTATGTTATTGAATATTTGTATCCCGTTGCTTTTGAACGGTTTAAGAGTGTTATGTTTCCAAATGTTGGGGTTATAAGTCTATCAACTTTAGGGTTGTATGACTCAAAAAAACTTTATCAGTTTTTTGATAAGGAAGGTGTGTACCTAACAATTGAAATGTATAACCCAAACCAATGGGTATTTTCAGTATCACTTAAAAATGGGGTGATATTTGGTCCAACGCAAGATTCTTTATCTACGAGAGATGAAACTGAGGTGGAGGGATTCTTGGAGTGCTTTAAGATACTAGATAAAAAATTAAAAGACATTATATGAGTGATATTTATGATAATAGTATGAGTATGTCATCCAACTTTCTTTTACAATCAACAAGGGTCTTACATAATGACAATTATGATGAGGATGAATTGGAGATGATATCCAATTTTATGGTTGCCGTTGACAATGAGATATTAAATGAGTATAATAATACCTGTACTATCTTATCTTATGATAATGATTTACAACTTTACATTGAGATATTGGATGCCTTGATTATTATTTTTGAAGATAGAGAGGAATACGAAAAATGTGAGATGTTAAAACATAAGAGAGACGACTCAATAGAAATAATGGAAAATAAAACAATATAGTTATGGCAATTTTAGCAATGTCCGATGAGGAGAGAAAGAAAATTTCAGAGCAACATAAACAACTTGAAAAAATTGCTCGTGAAAAAAGAGAAGAATTAAAAATAGGTTTGAAGAAACCTGAAGAAAAAAAGAAAACCTCCAATTAGGAGGTTTTTTTAATAAAGTTCAGTGCTGACAATATCACTTGATGCATATCATAATATTTGTATTCAGCTAACCTACCTCCGAAATGTATATTTTCTAATTTGTTAGCCTCATCCTTATATTTTAAGTACATCTCAGTATTTTGTTTATCGTTTACCGGATAATATGGTTCTGTTTTATCTGCTTTATATTCTGTTGGATATTCCCAAGTCACCCAAGTTGAATCTGTTTTTACATCGGGTTCAAAATGTTTATGTTCAATTGTTCTTGTGTGTGTTGTTTCACTATCGGTATAATTCATCACCGCACAACCTTGGTGATTATCTGTATCAAATTTAAAATGTTCAAATCTCGTTGTTTTATATTCTAACTCACCGTACTTGTAATTAAAATATTTATCGATAGGTCCTGTGTAAATAACCTTATTATGTTTAGGTAATTCATCCTTAAAATAATCAATACCTAACTTAACTTCAATACCATCTAATAACTTTTCAAATATCTGAGTATAACCACCGATTGGAATACCTTGATATTTGTCATAGAAATAATTGTTGTCATACGTTAAACGAACAGGCAATCGTGTAATAATCTCTTTAGGTAATTCTTTAGGGTCTTTTCTCCACTGCTTAGCGGTGTAATGTTTAATTAATTTTTCATAAACGTCAGTTCCCACTAATTTAATTGCCTGTTCTTCTAAATTTTTTGGTTCATCAATTTCTTTTGATTGTGATTTAATTATATCTTGAACCTCTTTAGGTGTTATCACATTCCATAACTTATTGAAAGTCCACATGTTGAATGGTAATGCGTAAATCTCACCTTTATAATTTGCTACAATTCTTAAACTAAAATTATTAAATTCCACAAATTGGTTTATCCATTCCCACACTTCTTTATTAGACGTGTGAAATACGTGAGGTCCGTAAGTGTGTATGTTAATACCGTCTTTGTTCTCAGTGTGGCAGTTGCCTCCGATGTGATTTCTATTATCAATTACACAAACTTTATATCCTTTTTTTGTTAATTCATGAGCACAAATGGATCCGTAAAATCCGGCACCAACTATTAAATAATCGTACATATTAATTTTTTAATTCAATAAAACCGTCAACCCATTTAGTGGCTATTTTAATCCAACTCTCACACCATATATCTTTAGGGTTAATTGGGATATCTGGACCAAACCAAATATCTGGAGATATTATAACTTTATTTTCTGTTCTAGATAACCAAGCCCCCCACCAACTAAATGTGGAATTTGAAATAATAAAATGATCACAAAGGGATAATAACCATAATGCCTCGTGATTAAAATATTTACCGTTATCATTAAAAATTACATTAGGTAATTTTATATTTTCTTTACACCACTCAACGTCATCCGAAACAACTAATAAAACATCGTGTGGTGGTAAATGTTTATAAGATTCATTTATGTAATCATTTGTTATAACCGGATGGTGTCTTGGTTGTGTTAAATAATCGCCTCTTCTTACATTTATTGCTGCAACGGTGGAATTTAATAAAAATGGATAATCTTTGATTGCCCTATCTATGAATTCAAATGTTGGGGAATATAAATCTTTAATTACTTCATCATATCCATTGTAATATTTTTCAGATTGATAATATCCCTCGAAAACGGTTGGTCTTCCATTATTAGGTTCTAATATTGTATATTCAAATGGTCCATGAACTATATCATTATTAAGATTTATGTTAAAAAAATCAAATTTTCTAAATAAATTATTTTTAAAAATGTTAGCTCCATTTTCATTTGGTGCAATAAATTGTCTATTATATTTTAATGCCTTTACATAACCATGAGCAAGTTCAAACATCATGTTACCAGTTCTACCTCTTAATTGACAGGTTATATAATCATTAGTAAATGGTGTTGAAATTTTTCTCATTATTAGTCTATTTTATCAAAAGCAGTTTTATAACAATTAAAATATGTGTTCATTGTTGCACTATGTCCAAATGTATCTAAATCACTTGACATTGGTCCTTGAGGGACTGCAATTGGGTTAATTATATATTTTTTAATATCTTTATACGCCCCATACCAACTATCAATAAAAGAATCTTGGAATGGGGTGTAATGATCCAATACAAATTTAATTGTTGATCTTTTAAATCCAATTGCGTGAGCGTTTAATATTAAATTAGCGGAACATAATGTATTAGATACTTTTTTAATTTTACTTATTGGGCATCCCCCTAAATAAATCATATCCCAATCAGGAAAATTTTGTATTTCATCTAAAGCATTTTCAACCAATTCAATTCCAAATTTATCCCATCCGTCATAAAAAAAGGCATCATCCTCAAACACTAAAACATATTCATGACCTTCATCATAAATTTTTTGAAACAATTTATAATGGGTATAAGCGCAATAATGATGTTTTTTTAAATGGTCAGGTTCCAAAATCCCGTCTTCAGCTGAAACCCTTTCAAAAAAATCACCTAATCCAACCCTACCCATTTCACTCTTAAAAACTTCATTTCTATCAGGTCGTCTATCTAAATTAATATAATAACCCTTTTGAAAAAAATCTTGTATCTTCATAAATTATTGTGGTAAAAATAACCAATCTGGTCCATTAGGGTTTATTTGTGTTATTGTGTAATTTAAATCTAATAACATTTTAAATTGGTTTTTTGTATATTCAAAATCTAATCCCCCGAAATGATTGGACCATGATTCTAAAGTAATTATTGGTCTATATTTTTTTATTGTATTAATACCACCCAATAAAACTTTAGGTTCGTAACCCTCTACGTCTAATTTCATAAAATCTAATTGGTCTAAATTTAAAGAATCTATTGTTGTTAAATCAATATTGTATTTTTCATCTTCCTTACTAAGCCAAGATGGATGACCTGGATTTCCCATTGGGTTATTTACTAAACCTGATCCACCTAAATTACCGATTGGAATCCAATCAAAATAAGATGTACCAATTTCATCAGATAATCCTTTATTAGATAAAATAGTATTATTACAATTATTATTATTTAAATTTAACATTAAAACTTCATTTGATTGCTTTAATGGTTCAAAACAGTATAATTTTTTTGATAATTTAGATAACTTAATACTATGGCTACCTATGTGACATCCCGCTTCCAATACTACACTATCTTTAGTGATATACTTTTCAAAAACTTCATGTAAATGAGGTTCCCATATTCTATTATTTCTTAATTCCCACGCAATACAACAATGCATAAAAACATTAAAAAATCCAGATTCGTCATTATGATAATTTTTAACCTCAATTACCGAAGGTAATAATTCATACTTTTGTTCTTCCATAATATTATAATTTAATTAATTCATAAATAAATCCATCCCAAATTTTACCTATCTTATCTAAATTAAAGGTATCCATTATATACTGTTTACCTGCGTTTCTATAGTGTTCTTTTATTTCTGGATTATTTTCTAAGTAATTTATTTTATCAACAATATGTTTTGTTTGAGTAAATAAACCATCCTCATCTCTCGCTAAATTTTCTTCTTGTATTTTATTCATATCAACACCTTCAGGAGCATCTAACCATACACAATAATCTTTATAATTTTCAGGTAAAGCACCTAATGGATATGTTACAACAATTACACCTAAAGCTAAAGCTTCCGCAACTGTACATGCAAATGTATCTTTTCTAATTGTTTTATGTATTGTATATAATGGATAGATAAAGTAATCACTTTCGGCTAAGTGTCTAAATAATGTTTTCCTATCACAAGATTTATGATTATGAAAAAATTCATCTACGTGGTTATCAACACTAATAAAATAATCTAATGCGTGAAATTCTTTATTCTCTATGTCTAATTGTCGTACAACATCTAATGCCACATTACCTCCTGTTGGCCATGTTGCGTGAAAAATAAACTTACCATCCTTTTTAGTTAAATTTTCTTCTTTAACTTCGTTTATAATTTCATCAAATATTGGGTTAGGTATTAATATTTGTTTTGTCCTACTGTGTCTATTTTTAATTGTATCTATAACACCTTGAGACCAACCTCTTTGCCAATCAGATACGTTAACAATTCCAATTGATAAATTATTTTTTAATGCGAATTTTAAAATTTCATCTAACCCAAACATCCATTGCATATGGCACCAATATATGACACTTTTGGTGACCGTAATCGGTAATTTATCATAATCTTGAAACCATAACATATTGACCAATATATCAAATTCTTTATTTTCTACCCCATCAAAATCTTGATTTGTATATGTTACTCCATAACTTTTTAACCCAGGGGTATATATTTTCCCTTCTTTTATTAATTCATCCTCAAGGGGTTGATCTAATCTATCCGTACAAACAACAACATCATGTCCTTGGTTTGATAGATATTCTGCCACTAATATAGAACTTGTATCTGTACCAGATGCTCCTCCTCCTCCATATCTTAAATTGTGACCATTTAAGTAATTATTTCTTCTCGTATTGCCGATTATAATTATCGCTATTCTCATATGTTTAATTTGTTAATTCGTTAATATAATTTTCCCACATTTTACCTATTTTATCAATATTAAAATTATCTAAAATATACTGTTTACCTGCGTTTCTATAGTGTTCTTTTATTTCTGGATTATTTTCTAAGTAATTTATTTTATTTACAATATTTTCCGTATAATTAAAAAAACCTTCTTCATCTTTAGATAACTTTTCCGTTTGCATTAAATCTAAATTTGTATTTGGTGGTGCATCTAACCATACACAATAATCTTTATAATTTTCAGGTAAAGCACCTAATGGATATGTTACAACAATTACACCTAAAGCTAAAGCTTCCGCAACTGTACATGCAAATGTATCTTTATGAACATCTTTGTATGGTGTATATAATGGATAAATAAAATATTCACTTTCAGATAAATGAGTAAATAATGTTTTTTTATCAACCCCTTGATGATTACGAAAAAAATTATCTTCATGTCCATGAATTACCATTAAATAATCAAACGCATGAAATTCTTTATCTTCTAAATTTAAATTTCTAACAGTCTCTACCGCAACATTACCTCCTCTTGTCCAAAGAGCGTGAAATATAAATTTATTTTTCTTTTTTTGAATATTTTGATTTAAAACTTCATTAATCATTTCATCAAAAATTGGATTTGGTATTATTGTTTTTTTGGAATTTTGATAAATGCTTTGAATGTAAGGAAAAACATCTTTATTCATTTCTTCTTCCCATTTAGAAATATGAACTAACCCAACAGATAAATTATTTTTTTCCGCATATGTAACAAATTCTTTAGTTCCATATATCCACTGCATATGTGACCAATAAATTAATGTTTTGGTAACTGTGATTGGTAATTTATCATAATCTTGAAACCATAACATACCAACTAAAACATCAAATGTTTTATTTTCAATTCCTTCAAATTCAATGTTTGTATATTTTACACCGTAGTATTCTTGTCCTGGAACATAATCTATACCTTTTGATTTATATAAATTAACTAATGGTTCATCTAATTTATCCGCAACAAAAACAACCTCGTGTCCCTGTTTAGCCAAATATTCAGCAACCAACACAGAACTAGTGTCGGTTCCTGAACCTCCTCCATTACCATATCTTAAATTGTAACTATTAAGATAGTTACTTCTTCTACTATTACCAATCACTATAAATGCAATCCTCATTAAATTGTTTTTTCGTATCGATCACTCCATTGTTTATCTTCATCAAATAAATACATTACAATCTTACCGGGTTTCTCAATACACTCTAAATTAACCGTAGTTTTATTATTTTCTAAATTTACATATTGAGGGTTTTCCTCAACTGTAAAATCTTTTCTATATAATTCAATACCCGCACTTGTATGAATAGCAAAAGTCATAAATTTAGGTTTAGTAAATTCAAATTTCTTAAAGAAATCTAAATCCCAATCCAAAGTTAAATCATATTTGTTTTTAATAAATTGATTTTCCCAATCTGACGGATTTGGTGGTTCTTTAACTTTTAATGTATAATCTTGAATAATACATTTTTTAAAATCAAACCCGCCGTACACTTCATAGTCATGTAAAGTTCTATCAGTACCTAAACCATAAACGCCCATGTCAATACCGTATTCCTCAGTACCAAATAATTGACGGGTTTTATTACGAGCATAAACATCACGTTGACCGCTTGTTTTCTTTGTCTCACTATTTGTTCCGTGATCGTCCCAATGTTTAACACGATAGTTTCTCGTATATTCATGCCACATAACCATACGATATGGACTATAAAAATCATAACCATTTGTAAATGCACGAACACTTAATGTTGTCTCTTCAGTGTAACCACCGAAATAGATATCTGGATCATATGGCACTTCTTTAATAAATTTACCATAAGTAAAATAGAAATGACCACTTATAGTTCTTGCTTTAATAACCTCAGTTCTTGTTTTATGATCTTGGATATACCAAGGCATACTCATCAATAATCTGTCACCGCTAAATTCATATTGTGACATTAAACATGGAGTTGGGATCCATTTATCTTCATTGTCTTTTGGATTAAATGGTGTACAATATGTTGAAATTATGGGTTTCTTAGATAATTTCTTTGCTTGTTTAAAATCTTCTAAAACGATAACATCCCAATCTTGTACAAATCTGTGATGTGAGTCAATTTGTAATGTGTACTCTTCATCATCATATAATGTATTGGTGATGTGTCTTGCCCAACCTAACCCTTCACTTTCACCATAATGATGTTTACTAATTCTAAATTGTTCAATATCGTCAAACATCGTAATAGGTTCACTACTATCATATTGCCAACAGATACCGAATGTTAAATTTTGTGGGTTTTTTGCTTTGTTAATCATATCCTCAATTGTAGGGATTAACTCAGGATCTCTGTAAGATGCAATCTGTACGAAAATTTTTCCTTTCTTCATGTATAATTAATTTTTATATAATATAACAAATAAATGTGGAAAACAAAAGTCATCCAAATTTCTTTTTTTATTTGTTTTTGGTTATTATTTGTAATAGATCAATTTTAATGATAATGAATAAAATATACCAACCTATCGTAGTTGAAATGACTAACGAGATTATAACCGATTTAACAGAAAGTGAGTTTTTTGCTGATTACGAGATCCAATCTACCGTATTTGCCGAGAAATACCTTTTAGATAAACTAACTGAGAAGTTTATATTAGGTGAATTAGAAAATGAAGACGATGAATTCCTTGGAGTGTTCAATGATGATGAATTTGAGGTGGTTTTACGTGAAATTGTGGCTGGTAGTGTATTATATGAATTAAAAGAGAAAGGATTAGTTGACTCATATGAAGATGATACAACTGAGGAGATGTTTTTTCTCACAAAAAAGGGAAAACGAGTAATGAAGAAGAAAGATGGTTTACTTTAAGAGTGTTTTATTATCAATTCACCCAAAACTTCAATTAAACCCACTAATTTTTGAAACTCAACTTGTTGGATATCAACAGTTTCTGTCAATTTACACAATTTATCAAGATTTTCTTTAAATTCTGTTTTTGCCTCGTCTAATTTGAACTTACCTTCAGAAGCTTTCTTATAATATGGTAATTTTACCTTAAAATGGTGGTATGTTAACATAGCAGGACCACCCTTTTTCTTAGCATCTTCACTAATTTTGGTTGCACCCTTTAATCTCTTCGCCGAAAACTCGTCAAAACCTATTTTTTCCGATTCTACCAATAAATCACTAAATTTTATCATTTTTTCTTTTCTTCTATAGGTTGAGAATATAAACTTCTCTTATAATTTCTAATTTTGTCTTTGACAATTGCCAACAATTTTTGTGAATTGGTCAAATTGGAAGAAATCATGGAAACTCTTGATTTTGTAAGGGTTTGTAAACCACTTGGAATAGAATCTTCCAATTTTCTTAATTCTTTAACTGTTTCATTAAGAGAATTTTGTAATTCTTCAATCTTGAACTGAACTCTACTGAACTCATTACGTGAAACCTTGGAGGTTTGTTCCATTAAAACTTTTTCTAATATATCTTTTACCTGATTTTCGGTAATAATTTGTTTTTCCATAAATAATACTATAAACCGAAGCTTTTTTCTTCTCTATCTGTTAATTCACCATCTCTTTTCATACCTTCTTTAATGTATGTTCTAATTAATTTAGAAACTGTGATGTCTTTATGATTTGCAACCTTCTCGATTTCCTTGTAATAAGCCGGTACAACCCTGAAAGTCAACATTTTAATAAGTTGTTTGTGTTTAGGTTGGTCTGAATGTGGTTTTTCTCCTGAAGCCTGCATTTCTTGGTATTTCTTAGAAGCCATGTGTATATGTTTTTATATAAATATTTTGTATTACAAAAGAAAATCGTTATTATATAATATAAATGATATTTTATGTCTGAAGAGAAACCACAAGTAAATCCGGTCATCAAAGAAATCGAGGAAAAGTATCCCGAAATGACCAAAGAATTCAAAAAAATAATGAGAGACCAATATGAGACTTTCTGTAAGAAACAGTCCAATTATGGTCCTGATAACATCGCCTTAGGTAAGGATTTAAGTAAGGAGGAAGACCGTAAACTATCCCAAATGGGACTTTGGTTCCGTATGAACGATAAGATCCAAAGAATTAAGCAACTCGTTGTTTTAGGGGCTCAGGACAACGTAGGGGAGGCGGTGGATGACACTTATCAAGACTTATCAGTTTATTCCATCATTGCTCAATTAGTAAAGAATGGTAAATGGGGGAAATAGTGAATATTTCATAAATTGAAGGTCAAGGGGTTAAGTTAATAAAAACTTATCCCCTTTTCCATTTTTAGAACAAAAATAAAAGTATTTATTAAAAACGAAAAGACTTATGAATGTAAACATTAACCATCCGTCGTTCATTTCATTTTTGGAGAATGTATCGGCGTCGATTTTATCTAATGTGACGATCAGTAATTACTTCTCCTTAAATCAAGATAAGAAATTAGGTGTTCAGTACATGGTCTTAAAACTGATGAAAAATGCAGTTAAAGTAAGAGCCAAACTGACAGATTTAGAATTAAGGAGTTTCGTTAGTGTTCTTTGGAAGAAGAACGAAGAATCGGAGAATTATGAGTTTGCTGCAATTCTAAACGACATTGCTGAGAACTTTGACGCGGTTAATGACGTAACCTCAAAACCAACTAAAAGAACAACCAGGACGATTAAAATAGATAAAAACAATGGCTAGAACTATCGACATAGGATCCAAAACATACTACGCAAAGCAAACTTTGAAGTGGTGTGAGAAGTATTTTGGTCTGTGCGATAGAAAAAGGAGAAAATTAATCTTTAAAGTTAGTGAAAGAAAAAGAAAAATGGGGAATTCTGAAATTTACGGAAACTACTGTTTTTGGAGGAACACAATAACCTTATACCTACCTAATAACACCACAATACATGATATTGTAGCAACTATGATACATGAATATACTCATTATTTACAATCTCGTACAAAATATAGAAATTACGAAAAAACTCATTATTATTCTCAAAATCCATTGGAGAAAGAGGCTAAACGTAATGAAGAAAAATATACTAATATATGTTTAAAACATATTAAGAAAAATATGTAATTATATTATATCTTTCACAATCTCAGCCTCGGGAATTTCTATTAAAAAAAGAAGTGTATCGTCATTATTAATTCTACTTTTAACTACAACATCACAACCCCAATGTTCCTTTAAATCATTAACAGAACCTTCTACAATACGGTCTTGTTTTAATTTTTTAAAGATATAAAAAAGTCTATCCTGATAATTTACTAATTCCTTATTTAACATTATTTAAATTTAAAATGTGTTAGTTTTTCAATGTCTGATTTATCGACTCTATTGTTATTAATACCGTCAGGTTTTGATGTGTTATTATCAAACAAATAACAAAACCATTCTTTGGTTTTAACCACATATATAACTTTCCAACAATTAGTTGGAACCGCAACTCTACCTATTCTTTTAGCTTCACCAAAATTACCACACCAAATATGAACACTATCACTTTCCATTGATATTTGTCTTTCTAACATCTCAACAGATTTCCAATCTCCAGCATTTAATGAGTGATATTGTGCCGCCATATTGGAGAAATAGAAACACTCATCTTGGACTTCGGGTGTTTGACATAAGTTCTCGGCCGCTGGCATCATATGCCCCCTATCAGTACCTGAACCCTTATAATCTTCAAGTAAATCAGTTTCATTTGGTAATTTTGGGTCAGGTTTAAAATTGTCTTTTCTTGCTAATGGTGTGGGACAACCTATTTTAGCTTTAGTAATCCACCACTCAACCATTACTGGATATTTCTTTGATTTTGAATAATGTGAAGTGTAATTTGTATGTTTTAAAACTACTACGTCTTGTGCGAAAGTGAACACTGTGATTGTTAATAACATAATAGTCATTAATGTAATTCCAATATAAGAACCTAAATTTTTCCTCATAAATTGCTTTCTTTTAAATACTCGTAAATCTCCAAAGCAGTGTTATTATGAACAATAAATTCACTATAAGGTATGTTATTAACATCCAATGTTTGTTTAATGTCCTCATCAATTTCAATAGCTTCCTGTAGGTCCTGAAGTCTACCATTTGTATCATATGTCTCATCATTTCTTTTTAGTAATATGTTTATGTTGTCATATCTCTTAAATAAAGACCAAAGGAAATTACTTAAACCTGACATTGAGTAGTGTGATGCTGGATAACCTTCACCATATCGTTGTTCGTAGAAACAACCCAATACTATAGGTGAATCAACAATAATATAATCTACCTTACCATAAAGACGACTAATGTTTCTATGTTGATTTGCGGTGATGAAGAATTGGTCTTTTAATTGAGATACATTTCCTTCCCACGCAACTTCTTTTGGAAACTCATATGTATATTCAACACTCATATGGTGTTTTTTCATCTCGGTAAATAAACCTGATGCTTGTGTGGATTTACCTATGCCAGGACCACCGAAAAAGTTAATTATCTTACTCATAATTTTTTTAATATTTCATTTGCAATAAATTCATTACCCTTTTTATTTGGATGTCCGAGGTCGTCACAACTAAATCCCTTTTCTTTCATCATTTCCAATATCCCCGTAGTTAAAATGTTTTTACCTAATCCAAAATCAATAAAATTATCCATATCTATTTCATTATAAATTGAATTATATTTTATTGATTTATCTAACTCCATATAATTAAAAAAACAATATTTTATATTTTCTTTTTTTAAAAATTCTTGTAATGAAAAAATATAATGTAATGTATGTAAACTACCCATTGGTTCAAATTTAACATGATATTCTATATTATCGTGTAAATTTACATTTTTCATTTCTCCATTAGGTAAACAATGTTGTCTTCTATTCGGACCTGACCATTGTATCAAAACATAATCTGGCTTTTTATTATTTTGTATCAAATATGTTAACGTTTCTAATGTTCTATGAAAAATATGATCATTACCTGCACCACATCTCGATTCGTTTATTAATATGTTTTTCTTATCAGTATCGCTCAAATTAAATGAATTTGTACTGGATATAAACATAAAATAGTCATTGGTAAAATGTTTCATTATTAAACTTGACCATATTTCATCTTTCTCAACACAATGTACGTGTGTATGTGAACAACCATTTGAATAGATAATCATAATTGTATAATATACATAAAAAAGGGGAGTTTGTGAAATCTCCCGTATATTAATTTATATTAGTTTATTTTGTCCCCCGACAACAAAAATAAATAAGTTATATATTGTAAAAACACCTAAAAATAGGGTGTCTATTTGTCAGGTAAAAATTTTTTCCCATTATTGGACCAATAAACCCTGAAAAGTTAATTTTTATTTTTATTTTTATATTTATAAGAACTATGGCAGCAGATATTAATACCCTTTGGGCGGTTTTAGGTACAGTAGTTACCGTTTTAGGATCGGCAAGTGCTTGGAGATTCTATGAGAAAAGAGCAATGCATAAGGAAAGAGACGAAGACTTTATTAGACATGACTGTAAAGATCGTATCTCTAAATTAGAAGCTTTATTAGAATCTGCCGCAAAAGAAAAGGATGATTTAAGAAGAATGGTGTTAGATTTAACTCGTCAAGTGGCTGAACTTAAAGTTACGGTTGATTTTCTTAGGGTTGAAAATGACAAGTTGGAAACAACGATCATAAAAAAACCAAGAACACCAAAAACAAAATAGTATGAAAAAATATATATTCACAGAAAGTCAAATTAAGAAGATTATTGATAATCAAATCACAGATAATAAGGATTTACAAGAACAAACAACGGAATCTTATGAAGGTAAAATTGTTACAATCAACAACGGAATTGCCAAAGTCAAAGCGACATCCGAAATGAATAATGTAAAATATTACAATGTAAAATTAAAAGTAAATGTTCCTGTTGGGACTGGTGTATTTGTAACAATTAAAAATGGTCAACCAGAAATTTGGGGTCCTAATCCAAAAAATCCAAAAAGTGCAAATATAAAATATAATTAATATTAAAATATAATATAATATAAGTTATACCCAAATATTTTTTATGATATTTGGGTTTTTCTTTTAATATACATTACCTTTGTGTCTTAATCAAAAAATAGATTTATGTCAGAAGAGAAAAATGAGAAGAGATGTTCGGGTTGTAAAACACCGAAAACACTTGACAATTTTTACAAGAACAAATTGGTTTTAGATGGTCATAGCAATTATTGTATTGACTGCACAAGAGAGAATTCAAGAAAGTATTTTCAAAGAAAAAAAGAGAAACAATCCAAGAGTGAAACCGATAGTTTAATAAAATTAGCTCTTTTTGGTGGTCAAACTAATGACGTTAGTACAACTGACGCCGATAGTTTAATGAAAGTTCTTATGATTGAAAGGTTATTAAAATCGGTTACCGACGAATTATCTACCCTTAAAAAAAATCTAACAAGTTCAGATATGTTCATATCTCAATAATATACCCGTTTTTAAGTTAATAAAAAGGTATTTATTATATATTTATGTAGTATGAACATACAAGATTTAGTTTATGACGTTATAGTAGAAGAGGTAAAGAATAAGAAATTATTTAATTTTCTATTAAAGAAATGGTTTGGTGATAATCCAACTCCTGAACAAATACAACAAGCCGAGGCTGATTTAATATTATTTACGGAAAAACAAAAAAGTTTAACCATTAATAATCCTGCGGTTTATACTTTTTTAATGAGACACGACGGTAATCATGGATTACCCGTTTTTGACCAATCTAAATTAATGGATATTAGTCAATACTCATTAGAAGAAATTGAATCTTTATTACATGAATTTAGAGATGCAGTATTAACTGCGGGAGATGAGGACGAATTTAAAGGTAAATTAACATCTGACGAAAAGAAGGTATCAGCATCTAAGAAATTATGGTTAAGTGATAGAGATGTTGTTATTAATGAAGAAGGTTTTAAAGTTCACTTTGTATCCGACGCCAGAGAATCCATTAAATATGGTTTTTACCAACAAGCAATGGCGGAAAAATATTCAGGTGTTCAATGGTGTGTAACGGGTAGAAATACGTCAGATTCTCGTTCCAATTTATGGGGAACCTATAGACCAAAAAGAACGTTTTGGTTTGTTATTGACGAATCTAAAAATCCTAAAGATAATCCTAACAAGGATGTTTATAGATACTATGTCTGTGCATTACAATATTGTGAACGTGATCATGGTTATACAGGATTTAAAATGACTAGCATGTTAAATGATGGTGATAATCCTAAATCATGGGAAGAAGTTATTAGAATATATCCACAATTAGCTGAACATAGAGATAAGTTTGAATATGTGGCATACGATGAGGCTGAGTTATTTGATAGAAACATGGCAAATAGACTTACGGAATCCTCAGGTAGAAATGAATTTGCCGCAGCGAGAAGAGAATTAAAAAAGGCTTATTTAGATGGTGGTGGTGTAGTATCAACTGAGAAATCTTGGAAGAGTATGGACACCAATCTTAGGAATTTATATATTTTAACAGTAACTGCCAGAGATGCTGTTGATAAATTTTCATCTTATGAATTAATGTCCGCAATTAAAAAAACAGGTAATGAATTTAGATTATTAGATAATACTCTTAAATCTGTCGGATCAAGACAGGATCAAAACGGAAGAATCTCTAATCAAAGTTTATCGGATTTAGGTGTTGCATTCATTTATCAACATTTAATGGAAAATGAATTTATCACGGCTAGAACAAGTATTGATAATCCTAAAATTAGATTATATAAAAGCAAAAAGAATAAGAAGAAATTTGGTCTTTACAATTTAGCTAAAGTAGATTGGGTTATTCATGATGGTATTAAATTTGAACCTGATTACACAGAATCCTCAACTATTTTATATGTTGATGACCAAGATAAATCATATTTAGTTGAGACATATGTGGTAGGTGAAAATGGTCCAATTGATAATCGTTCTTTATATTGTGTTTATCCAATTGACGAGGATAATGAATTAGCTGGTGGTCACTTTATAGGTGCTAAACAATGGTCAGAATTAGAGGGTACTAAAATGCATCCTAAGGATGAAGAAAATGATGACGACGATTCACGTAGATTTACGGATTTAAATCCAGAAACAGACGTAGATATAAAAGAAATGTATTAAATAAAAAAAGGGACTTAATGTCCCTTTTTTTATGATAGTAATGAATAATATTCTTTAAAGTGTTTAATACGATCTGCAAGACCTATTGTTCCACCATTTACTCTTTTAGTTATAGATGTTACAACAGCATCAGATGATCCACCATCTGCCATTTTATGTAATCCGTTCTTATTAAAAAACCAAGCCGCAGATAATAAAGCATAAGATGAAGCAACTTTATCGGGATTGGCCGACATATCTTCATTAATTGATTTACCGAACGCGGTGTAGTTATCTTTACCTGTTAATTGAATATAACCACGTCCACAGAATTTAGCACCGTCACCTGAAGACTCAGGACCGTTACCCATTCTTCCACCATAAACTCTATTTGCAATTTTTTGAGGTTGTCTTTCGTACGGTTTAGCGTCCGCCTCCGTTTTAAAATACTTATTAAATGTTCCTACTAATCCCTTAGCGGAATAGTTTAAATTTTCTTTTGTTAGTCTAAATCCACCACTTTCATGACCACATTGTGCTAAAAAATGTGCAAGTCTTAATGGAGTATTAATTTCAAATTTAGCAGCAGTATCGGGAATTTGAGCTATCACAGCGTCAGGAACATGTCCTCTTAATGCTTCTAATTTTAATCCACCTACACTTTTAACGGGTGCAGGTTCGGTAATAACCGTGGGTACTGATACGGTACTTTCAGCAAATAATTTAGACCAAGACCCATCCCCAACAATACCGTCAGCCGTTAAACCATTTGACGATTGCCAAGTTTTAACCGCCGCTTCGGTTTTTGGTCCAAACTTACCTATTGGGTCAACCCCTAACTTAATTTGAAGTTTTTTTACGTCTTCTCCTTCAGATCCTAATTTTAATAGCATAATTTTTCTTTTATTATAAATACATTTATAAAAACAATAGTATTTATATATTAAAAGATTTATGTCTAAAAAAGTAGTAAGATTAACGGAATCCCAATTAAGATTGATGATTAATAAGGTTATCCAAGAACAAACGGCTCCATCTAACGGTCAAACAACAAATCAACCGGCACCAAAAGATAATACAAAACATTATTCAATTGCTCCATTGAAAATGACTAAAAATGATTATATAGTTAAGGAAATCTTGGAAAATATATCTAAAAAAATATTCATATTTGTTAGTAAGTTAAACCCAACTCAAATAATTACAGTAAATGGGGATGGATTAAAACCATATAAATATAATCGTAATATGGCAGGTGATGATAGATTTACCAGCAAATATGATGCGGATCATTATCAAAGAAAATGGGATGATGTAAAATCGGGATTAAGTTTTACTGTAAATTATATTCAAGATTCAACATTTCAACGAGGAGAAAGATCGTTTTTTGTTGAATTGTACGAAGATTCAATAGAAACGGCTTTACAAAAATTAAATAAAAATCAAGGAGTTATTAGTAAATTTGAAATTTCTAATGATAACACAAGTGACATTGATAAACTATCCAGATTATTTTTACGATTATATTATGGTATGGGACAAAATATTAAGGCCGCATATGATTTAATTTCTCGTGCACAACCTAATATTTTAAATAACTTAAGAGAATCTCTTATGTCATATGCTAGAGAACAAAAAGTAAAAGAACAACAAAATGAAATTTATAATTATGTTCGTGAATTAGATTCCATTACAGGAAAACAACAACCAAATCAACAAGGTCAACAACCACAAAAATAAAAAAAGGAGAGTTTAACTCTCCTTTTTATTTACCTTACTAATTGTAACTCCTTTTAGTTTAGTATAATCATTTCCCTCAGAAAACCACCAATCAATTAAATAGGTATATCCGTTTTTATCTGATAATGCACTTATATGTATTTTTGATAAACCAAATATTGTTGTTTGGATATTTTTAAATTCTTTTAAGTTATAATATTCATTAAACCCAAAATATTTCATTATTTCATTAACATTATAAGTTACGTCACTTTTTTTATTGTATTCGTTATAGTCAAAAGTAGACACCAATTGACCGTTTTCAATTATATTCTTCTTTAATACCGTGTCAACAGTAATAAAATAATAACCATTTTTACAAAATTGATCATTTTTAAGTTCACCATTAAAAGTGCTTTTAATTAACTGTTTTGTGTCTTGAGAATATCCACATAACGTCGATAGGGTAACTAATACTAACAATAATACTTTTTTCATAGTTTTTTAATTTAGACTACAAAGATATAGATATTATTGGAATATCCAAAAAAATTATAAAAATATTTGTATAATTCTATTTTAATTATATTAGTTATTATGTGTCCCACAATAAGGACAAATTGGTAAAGACTTCTTGTTTTTGTGTGTTGTTTGAGTGAACTTCTTTCTACAATTCTTACAAGTCAGGAATTTAGCGTCCTTATTAAGATCTTCAATACTTTTAACTTGTTTATTTGTTAAAGGTTTTTCTTCCTCAATTCTATCACTTTCTTTATATCTTAAAGGATTGGACATTCTCTCGGGTTTACTGAACTTTCTTTTTTTCCTTGTAAATGCAAAACTACGACTTCTCTCATCAACCTCTTGTTCTTTATTAACGTGATCACATTTGTGACAGGTATAGGGGTCGTTTTCTCCATCGGATAAATCCCATTCCCATCCACATTTATCACATTTTACCTTCTTAATGGATTTTTTTAATTTCTTTAATTGACCTTCTGATATGATTATTCTCACAAAACTTGTTTCTTATAAATATTTAAATTATATTTAAACTACTATGAAATGGTGGAAATTTAATACAATTTATGTAAATGGGTCTTCCCTAACTGCGGGTGGGGGTATGAACGTACCAATGAACAAAACGGAATATAAAAGATTACTTAATATTGATATTGGAGATGAAAAGAATGTGACATATCCAAAATATATTGCGGATCATTTTAGTACAAAATTGATACATGAAGCACAATCAGGTGGAGGTGCTCCTCGTTTAATAAGAATGACATATAACCATATTCAAAAAGTTGGAATTGAGAATGCAAGAAAAACATTATTCTTATTTGAAATAACAGATCCGGTACATCGTATTGATTTTTATTGTGAAAAAATAAATGACTACGTTATTGTCAATGTTAGATATGATAATGAATGGGATAATGAAGGTAAAATATCATCAATTCAAATACAAGAAACAACAACCGAAGATGGAATTTATTATGATCATAAATTTTTTGAGGGTGAGATTGAAAACGAAGTAAAAATCTATTTAGAAAAATATCATAACCCTGTTACATATACTAAAAAATTTGTAGGAGAACTTGCCGGTTTATTTTCATTTTTGGATGCTAATGATATTGAATATTTTTATATGTTTGATAACAATACACTCCAAACTCCATTTCAAAAATATTACGATAAATTAGAATATAGAGATTTAAAGTTTGATGGGTATAGTTGTATAAATCAATTTTCAGGATTTAATGGTTTAACTGTATCGCACGATTTAAAGGGGTATACCGATGATTTACATCCTGGTTATTATGGCCATAAATTATATGCTGAAAGAATTATAAAAATACTCACAGATAAATTAAAACCAAAATTATTTGTATTTGGTGATTCACATACACAGTCTTTTGAATCTCATAATATTGCGGGAAGTCAGTGGTCAGTTGAATATAGTAATCTATTAGGGTATACACCTAAAAACTTTGCGGACGTATTATCTTCTGAATTAGATGTCGATGTTATCAATTATGGTAAAGGTGGTTGTTCTAACTACACAATAATGGACACATTTTTAGAAAAATATAATGAGATTCAAAAAAACGACATTGTGGTGTTTGGGTGGACAACTGAAAGTAGATTTAGAATTGCAAATGAAGTGAATGAATTTGTTGACATTATGCCGTTTAGTCCTCACCCAAAACAAAACGACGACGTAGATAAAAATACCACTAATCAAATTGCATTAAATAAAATGACATATAATGTATGGTGGAAAGAAATAAATAATTACATTAAAATAATTAAAGATCTTTTACTAACCGAGAATGTTTATTTTTGGACTTGGGTTGAAAATGATATTAAATATCCTGATAGGATTTGGTCAGAAGAAATGATAGAGGATGATAGATTGGCAATTTATTTCTCAAGATGGGGTTCCGCCGATGAGGATTTGAAAGATTTAATTAGAAAAAATAGTGATGTTATATATGATTATAATACCGATATTGACGTTTTAAAAATAAAAGAAGATGTTAGTAAAGGTTTAAAAGTGGTAATCATAAATGCAGATGATAATAATAAAACTAAATTAGAAGAATCAAACAAAATTGGGTTAAGATTCAAACACTTTAGTCATATTAATCATAAAAAAGAATGTTTTAAAAATTTTATACCATATAGAAATTATATGAGAATTTTAGAAGAAACAAATAACAAAGTAGATGATTTACATTTATCCGAAAAAGGACATCTACAATTATCAAAAGATTTATTAAATGAAATTAAAAAACATTCACACAATTTACTGTAACGGTTCCTCATTAAGTGCGGGAGGTGGTTTATATAATATTGGTGTTAAAGAAATATATAAAAATTCACATGGAGTTGAGTGGGATAATGAAAAGGACGTAACATATGCAAAATATATATCTGACTATTTTGGATGTAAATTAGTACACGATGCACAATGCGGGTCCGGCGCACCAAGATTAATTAGAAGAACTTATGAATATATACAAAAAGTCGGAATTGAAAATGCGAAAAAAACATTATTCCTATTTGAGATAACCGACCCAATTCATCGTGTTGATATGTTTTGTAAGGAAATTAATGACTATATAATTGTGAATGTTAGATATGATGATTATAGTGATGGTAGATTAAGTGATTTATCTGTTGTTTATTCTTACTCACCAAATGATAATCCATATTCCGATAATTTTTTTAAAGGTAAAATAGAAAGTGATGTTTTAAAATATATTGATAACTTTCATGACCCGATTGTTTATTCTAATAGATTTCAAGGTGACTTGGTTGGGTTATTTACTTTTTTAGATAAATTAGGAATTCAATATTATTATATGTTTGATAATACTAAATTAAAAAATCCATTTGATGAAGTTTATGTGGATTTAGATTTAAAGCATCAACTAATAATTGAAGATGACGTATATACCACAAGTCATTTTTGTCATAAACACAAATTGACAATTAAAGATGAAACACATGATTATACTGAAGATACTCACCCTGGTTATTTTGGATATAAGAAATTTTCTGAAATTGCAATTGATTTTATAAAATCTAGATTAGAGACGACGTTGTTAAAAACGAATGAACTAATTTAAGTTCATTATTTTTATCTAACGAATTTCTGTAATTCTTATCAAACTCTAAAAATTTATTTTGATTAAAAAAACATATTTCTTTAACATCATTTAAAAATTGAACTTTTTCTTCTTTTGTTTTTTTACTAAATCGACCAACTTCCTTTTGTATAGATTTTAATCTTTCCATATCATCATCGATATCGTCGTATGTCTCGTCAATATAAGGATGGAATGTTTTAAAACCATATCTTTCTCTAATGTATCTTAATGATTTAGAAGGACCCGCCAATATAAACGGTTGGCAATGTCCAATAGGTTTCCAAATCTTTTCAGATATAAATCCAGTAGGATAATTTACGTCTGTTTGAAAAAATATTGATTCGGTGACAATACTGATATATGTATTCAAATACATTTCTTTATTTTCATAACCATATCCACTAACATTCACTAAGTCCTCAACGTCAATATGTTTTGACGTCTCTTTTAAAAGTTGAGCAAATTCCTCATTTTTGTCATATTTGAATAATTCATTTATCATGTTTTCGTTATAATAACTTTTTTCCCACGAAACTAAATTATTTTCTAACCCTAATCTATATAATTGATTCAATAAGAATATTCTATGTAATTTCCAATGTCTGGTTAATAATAAGAAATCTTTTTTATTTGTATTAATGTTTTCTTCGTAATCAACGGGCATTAAAACTTTATTTGTTTGGTCATTAATTAGTTTATTAAATTCTGACGATTTAAAATGTAAATAAAAATTAAAATCTAAAACATTGTAATTGACACCTAACTTTTCAAAATTTCCTTTAAGTTTAAAATCCGCAAAAATAAAAAATACTTTATTATCGGGGATTTTATTTTTTCTAGTAAAATCCACTATCATTTTTAAATTAGATTCATTAATACCTAATCCCCCATCAACAACGTAATTTATTAAAATATTGCCATTATAGTTTTTTATTTCATTTAAAGATAATTCAGAAATATTGTTTAATAAAAATTCATCGTGGACTTTATGATGTCCAAAAAATAAATCTAAACCACTATGTGGTTCAATAACATAAAACCACTTATAATTATTATTTTTTTTACGATCTTTTACAATTTCATAAACAGATTTATATTCGGTAATTTGATCATAATCATTACTATTAAAAACTGAATAATCACACCCCCATACCTTATTAAAATAATGATATGATTGTCTATAATCATATTTAGATCCTTCGTAAATCGTGGGTATAAATTTTGGATTAAGACAATTAGGTAATGGACCATTAAAGGTCATCATATCATAACCGTATATAATTTTCATTAATATAATATATGAAAAATTACTTATAAATTAAAGCACTCAATTTTAATTTAGATTCTTTTAAATCTAATTCATAGTTAGTTGCATATCTCGGTAAATTCTCAATTTTAACATTATTGTTATAGAAAACCTGACCGGTATTTTTATTTACAAATTCAATATTAACTGTTCCTTTTTCACAATCAATTTTATTTGATTTTAACTTAATTTTTACATGATCATTTTCAAAATTAGTAGATCCTTTAAATAAAGTTTTAATAATGTAATTTAATTGTTTTCTTAACTCAACACATTGATGATTTGTTTCAGGGTCATCTAATAATTTACCAAAATGTTGGTCGGTACTTTTTGTAATGTAATTATTGTCACCATATTTTGGATAGGTTGTTTCGTAATTATAAACCGGTTCTTCTATTTCAATTGTTAAACTATAATGACTAATATAACTACTAACCATGTCTTGTATTGTCCAATCATAGTCTCCACCAAGTCCAACAATATTTCTTTTAATTAAAAATTGTACTAAGAAAACAACCGAAAAATTAAGTTCATCCGAAGAACCAAAAGACAAATACTTTTCAATTGCATCCGCTTCTCTATCATTTTCAGCCTCATAACTTATATACGATAAATCAGTTATGTCGTCCACAAAAGTATCTTTAACATAATCATCACCAAGATAGTTATCAAAATAATCTTCTTTAAAAATTTCATATGAGTTAATACCCAATTCTTGTTGTAATTCTATTTTATGATTATCATAATAAGATTTAAAAATTTTTTCAAGTTCATCTTCATAATCATCTACATCGTAAAATCTATTTTCCATATCACTATGAACCCATTCCCAACCATTATTTGACTCTCCTCTATATTGATCGATTGATCTTTCAACGCCTTCTGCATCTTCTCCTGGTATCCCGTCAACTTGTATAATAAGTCTACCACTATAAACATAAACAGATCCATCTCTCTCCTCACCATCGATCAAATCTTCTAACGCATCATCATCTTCATTTATAATTGCTTCCACTAATGGGTTGTTAACAGTTCCAATTGATTTTTTTAATATTAACATACCATCTCCATCAGGTAAAATAGATATTCTTTGTAATTCACTTTTTACTTCTTCTTCCGATGTTTCTCTAACTAATGATGGGAAGAAATAATTTTTAATTTCATCTTTGTTTGGCCAAAATTCAGTAAAATTAATTCTACTATCTTTTGGGTCCATATATTGATTTGTTTCAAAATGAAATTGATATTTGTCTAATGGATTAATTTTACTCATCATAATGAATAAAGGACCTTGTCCGTTATGTCTTTCAAAATGGTTTTGTCTTTCTCTATATTTTTTATTAAGACAGTATTGACCCCATGCTGTACACCACTCGGTGGCAAAACCTAAATACGCAGAACCCTTTTCTGTAAGAGGTTGATAAAAATCCCAATCCTTACCTTGATGTAGTAATTTATAATCTTGATCAATAACAAGTGCCTTTAATATTTCGTTAAGATCTTGTGTGTCTGCAATTAGGTATTTTTGAACTACTTGATATAGGTCCCCTAAATTTTTTAATTTACCAATATCCAATGAAATGTTATGTGCATAAACACATTCCAAGTATTCTTCGGCCTTTGCTAAATCCTCATCCCTTAAACTTCCTTTTTGATAAAATGTTAAAAGTAATTTTGAGTATTTCCCTATTGATAGTAATTCACCTGTCCCATCTATGTTTGTTTTGGGGTCTGCCATTACAATATCTAAAAATGTCTCATATGGTATTTTAGAATAATACTTTTGATATATTTCTCTTCCACTTAATTCAAGTAGTAATCCCTCCAATAAGGTATCTAAAATCTTCATATCTATATAAATATCCTTATATCTATAATAAAAAACCCCTCATTTCTGAAGGGTTCATTAACTATTTTTTTGGTTTCTTTAAAAACCTATTAAATTCGGTTTTATATTGTTTAATCGATTCGTTCATCATACCATCTTCTTCCATCCCCATCTCATCCATAGGTCTTCTTCTCTTAATGTGTAATGGTCCACGATGGTTTTTATATGTGCCAAACATTTTCCTTGCATGATCAGGTCCCATATTTCCACTGTAATGTTTGTGGAAGTCAGGATGTGCACTATGTAATGTATCAAAATCATCATATGTTTCATCATCATAATCACCATCAGGTAAATCTTGATATGTTTTATTTGAACTACCAGTCCAACCAAATACATTGTCATCACCATGTTTAGCAAAATACTCTTCTTTTGAAGGTCCGTCTATTTCCTCATCCATATAACCTTCATTTTGTTCTTGAATTCTAGTTTTATTTCCAACCAATCTTTTTAATTGATCTTCTGTTATTTTTAACTTCTTACCCATTTTATATGTGTTTTTATATAAATACTTGGAATTTAGGATTTGTTTGATTATATTATATCTATGGAAAAACCAATAATAATTAACGCTTTAAAAACCGAAGGATGTTGTGTCCCTAAAGGATGGGGAGATGAGATTATAATTGAAAATAATGAAATGTATTGTGGCAAACTTTTAAGATTTAAACAAGGAGCTAAATTTTCAATGCATTATCATATGATTAAAGATGAAACTTGGTATGTTGATAAAGGTGAATTTATCTATAGATGGATTGACACGGAAACTGCGGAAACAATTGAACAAAAACTAAAAGTTGGCGATACCGTTAGACAAAGACCAGGACAACCACATCAATTAGAGGCACTAACAGATGGGGTGGTATTTGAAGTGTCGACAGAACATAAAGACTCAGACTCATATAGAGTTTGGAAAGGTGATAGTCAAAAGTAAAATATGAAAATAACAGTAATAGGTGAATTTTGTACGGATATATTCGTATATGGTGAAACAAAGAGATTAAGTCCTGAGGCACCTGTACCAGTTTTTAATCCGTTGTATATAGAAAGAAATTTTGGAATGGCAGGAAATGTAGTTGAAAATTTGAAGTCACTAGATCAAGATGTAACAATTAAACATTTACACCAATTTCAACCAATTAAAAAAACAAGATATGTGGATGATAAATCTAATCATATGTTTATTAGGGTTGATGAGGGTGAGGAAACAATCACACCTTTGGAATTGACCGATAGTGTAATAGACGAGATAAAAGAATCTGATGCAATTATTGTAAGTGATTACAATAAGGGATATTTGAACGAAAAAATATTATTAGAAGTTGCATATCATTCTCGTTTTATTGTCATGGATACAAAGAAAAAAATAGGTAATAAAATTTTATCTAGTTTCAATTTTATTAAATTGAATGAATCTGAATTTTTAAAACACGATTTTGATGTATGTTGGTCAAACAAAATATTAGTTACATTAGGATCAAAAGGGGCAAAATATATGGATACCATATACCCATCACCCGATCCTCGTGAAACAATTGATGTTAGTGGTGCTGGCGATACATTCACTGCGTCGTTTACGGTCAAATATTTGGAAACCAAAAATGTTGAGGAATCAATAATATATGCAAATAAAATGGCATCAATCGTTGTTCAGAAAAGAGGGGTGAGTGTACCAATAGTAAGACAAAAAAAATAATTATGAAAATTTTAATAACAGGAACAAATGGGTTTATTGGGAAAAACTTATTAAATGAGTTGAAAGACCAACACGAAATATTAGAAATTAATGAAGACATTTTTGATGTTACCGATTGGTATAATGAGATATATTATACATTAAATAAGTTTGATCCTGAAGTGGTATTTCACGTTGGTGCGTGTTCAGATACATTAGAAACTGACGTTAATTACATGATGACACGGAACTTTGAGTTTACTCGTAGAGTTGCCGAATGGTGTCAGTTATTGGGTAAAAAGTTTATTTATTCTTCTTCTGCTGCAAATTATGGAACAAATGATGAATACCCATCAAATCTTTATGGTTGGAGCAAATATACCGCAGAACAATACGTTGTTAAATGTGGTGGTATTGCTTTACGTTATTTTAACGTTTATGGTCCATTAGAGGACCAAAAAGGGAAGATGGCGTCTGTTGCTTATCAAATGTTACAAAAACAAAAAGAAGGTCAGGAAATCAAGTTATTCCCCAAAAAACCACAAAGAGACTTCGTATATGTTAAAGATATTATAAACGCCAATTTATTTGCATTAGAAAACTATGACGATAATAGAGGTCAATGGTATGAAGTTGGGTGTGGTGAATCGAGAACTTTTGAAGATGTATTGGACATTTTAGAAATAAAATATAGTTACCATAATGAAAAAGATATCCCTGAAGGATATCAATTTCATACTAAAAGTAATTCAGAAAATTGGATGGTTGGATGGGAACCACAATTCAATTTAGAAAAAGGTCTTAAAGATTATTTAACTTTTTTGTAAAAAATCTAATATTTATCTAGTATACTAGTCTAGTTTTAAATTAGATATTACAATACTAGTAGAATACTGGTGGATTTTTAATAATATAATTTTGTTTTATTATTATTTGCATTATCCCAATTGTAAAAAATATCCCACCAATTCGTAATTTTTTTAGTTCCGTCTACTATTCCGTTATTAAAACCAGGTATTGATTGCCACCAAAAAACATGATATTTTATTTCCGTAGTTGCCCCCATCATTTGATTTGGGTTTGGATATGAAAAATCATTATTATAATTAGTATTTACAATATTATTATATGCTGGAGAAATCATATTAATTTCACTTTCAAATTTATAGGATTTATTTATCCAAGTGTAAACGTTAACATCAATAAAAGTACCTCCTGATGGTTTCCAAGTCATAATATCAGATTTACTTGATTCCTTATTACCATACTCGTAAGCATTTTTTGAATTTGGTGCCCAGTGGGTTATTATACCGGCGTTCCCTTTTGTAAAATTTTGCCAAGTATCAATATCAATTTGTTTCATTTGTCTTTCAATTTGATGACCTCTATTATGTAAGTCCGTGTCCACACCTCTCCATCCGTTAAAACCATACATTACATAAGTTTTACTATAAACAGGAATGTTAGGTAATCCTCCATTTGATATATTCCCATATGGTCCCGCCATATTTGATTCGGGTACATTATAACTATAAGAACCCACTTCCTTAGTAAATGAAGTAAACCAAACCTCTTTTACTCCCATTTCCTCAACATATTTCTTTAAGTTAATTCTTGTAAGTAATTCCTTAAAATCTAATTTATAATAATACATTTTAACTTTAATACCATTACCCACAGTATCCATAAGTGTAGAATCGGATAATACATATCCAACATTACTGACATTTATATATGCAACAACATCTATGTTAATATATGGTTTTACTGTATTTGTTCCATAATCATGGAATTTTGTACCCTGTTCAATATATTTTTTTTCAATAATTTTTTCTGTTAATATTTTTGTTTTTGCTCTTTCTAAAGTATACTTATGATGATCCATATATGGTACATTTGATCCATGTACTTTGTATCTATCTAATAAAATATTGTCTGTTGTTGGTAAATAATTTAATATAATAACAGGAACAGTTATTTCACCTGTTCCGTCTGATTTTAATCTTGAATCAACAGGAACAATTTCATAACCGGACGCTGTAACTTGTTGATATTTTAAATCTTGAATTAACTTAGTTAAGTTAATTAACTCATTTTGAAGATCTTCTATTTTTTTTATAAGGTCAGTAATGTCTGTACTATTTTTTAGTAATTGACCATTTAAATCTATTAATTGTGTGTTGATAATAGTTATTCTATTTAATATCGAATCAACTTTACGAGACACGCTAGTTACTTGGGTGTTAATGTTCTTTAACTCATTAGTTAAAGAATCGGTAGTTTTACGTAACCCACCAACTTGCCCTTGTAATAAAGAAATTTGTGATTTTAATTCATTTATATCCTTACTATAATCGACTTGTTTATTACAAGAAATTATAACCAACAAGATAAAACCAAGGTAGAATTTTTTCATATATTTTAATTTAACAGGACAAAGATATGTATGTATTTTGGAATATCCAAAATATTTATTGAAATATTTATAAATAATGAAAATCGTCAGAATTAAACAAAGTGATCTTAATAGGTTAATTAATGAACAAATAGGGGGGGCCGGATCCGTTGATATAGGTAAAAAGATATATGATATTGGTAAATCAACTGTTGATTATGTTAAATCTAAATTTGGTGATAAAGAACAAAAAACATCACAAAAGGTTGATATTAAACCATTTTCTGAGAAAAACTTAGCACAAGAACTTAAAAATCAAGGTATTATGTATCCTGATGTTGCAATGGCACAATCTATGTTAGAAACGGGTTATTTTAAAAGCGACATATTTTTAGATAATAATAACCTATTTGGGATGAGACAACCAAAACAAAGACAAACATTATCAAAAGGAGCCAATAGAGGTCATGCTAGTTTTGATAATTGGCAGGATTCGGTTAAGGATTATAAAATGTGGCAAGATTATAATAAGTTATCTAACTTATCTAAAGATCAATATATTACAAAGTTAAATCGTATCTATTGTATGCCACCATCTTGTGGATCAAACAATTACGCAAAAAAAGTTAAGAGTTTATTATCAAGAGCATCAAGTTCTCTCAGTTAAAGATAATTTCCAAATCTTCTAAAGAATTCGGCCGGCATTTCACTATGTCCTATATTAAGTAATACCGCATTACCTAACATTATTTCTGCTGCTCTCTTCTGACATTTAACAACTTCAGGAAATCCCCAATTAATTGGGTTATAAATCATGTGTACCCTTTTATCGTTAATGTGATATCTAAGTGAATCTTCCTTTGTTGTAGGGTCAATTAATCCAACAAATTCATACTCCCCACTTGCTGGCCACGCTTTAAGTCCACCTTGACTAAAACCTAAAACAGATTTTATGGATGTTTTACCCAATATTCTTTTTGCTTGTGTTATATCACTTGTGAATGGTAATACTAAAATTGTTTTTTTGAATTTTAATTCTTGTGGCATTTGACTTAACATCCATTTAGGTGTGGCATAACCAACTCCACTAAAGACAACACAAGCGGTATTATCAACAGGTTTATCTGGCGTACTTAAAATACCACCTTCAACTCCTTTCTCAAATGGTGGATTATTTGAGTTTGGTTTATCCTCATTAATTCGTATTGTTCTTGGTTCGCTGTCTACATGGAATTTCTTAACATATTTTTTAAAATTAGTTAAACCACCTCTTTTCTCAATCCATTTAATTGGATTAATATCCCTAAAACCAAATGTGCCACCTCCGTCTGATAAATAAACAACACCCGTTGATATTGAACTTAATTTTGTACCAATTTCTTCAAGTACCTTTATCTTTTGTTCATTTGTTTCCCATGTATTTAAAAATTCAATAATATCTTCTTTCCACAATATATCCTCGACTTCAATATTGTTTACAACTGTTTCATTCCACATACTTTCTCTACCACCTCTATTTTTTTTAATGTCAGTAAAATGTTCACGTATTTCTTTAGCATTTTCTCGAACCAATTGGTCTATTAATCTATAGTACTCAATTAAATTTTTTGGGGATTTTGATAGTTCATCTATATCTCCAAATTTCTCATACTTTACATATTCAAGTTCAACTTTATTTTGAAAGTCATTATGGAAACTTCTAATGTTTACCCATCTTCTGCCCGTCTCATCAGGAGCACTCATTATATCGGTTGGAGAATCAAACTGTAAATCACCCACAATTTGGTAAATAATTCCACCTTCGGTTTGTACTCCTTTCATATTTTTAACCAACTCTTTATCCATATATCTAAATGTAGATAAAGATTTTCTTGTTCCAACCATTGCACCGATCTCATCAATACCGTGAACGTCCCCAACGTGAAATGTTGTAACTCTTTGTTTACCCCAAATGTAATTAACTAAGGATGGTGTTAATGGAACATCCATTCTAACAATATGGGATTGGATATTAGCCAACCACTTCAGTTCATTTAACTGTTGTTGTTCAATAAGTTTTAATTGTGATTCTGTAACCTGAAGTTTCATTAGATATAAATATTATGCTAAATCAAACAAAATGATTTCAGTTTCTTCGTTAGGTGTGATATTTATTTTACTTTCTTCCTCAAAACTTAAACCATCTCCTTCAATTAAAGGTATGTCGTTTAATGTGGAAGTTCCCGATACTATGTATAGATAGTACCTACGAGACGAATTAAGGTCAAAACTAAAGTTTTCTGTGAATATACCCGATAACAATCTTGCGTCCTGTTTTATGGGTAATTTCTCTGTTATATCACAAAACCTATTTAACTTATCTTCCCTTGTGAATTGATACCACTCGTGTATTGGTTCCGTGTCTTTTACATTTGGTCTAATCCATAATTGTAAATAACGATTTGGTGTGTCGGTTGTATTTCCTTCTGTATGTCTTATACCTGAACCACAGGACATTCTTTGAACTGAACCTGCTGGTATGTCTAATATCTTTCCGTGACTATCTGTATGTCTACAAACCCCCTCAACAACATAACCGAATATTTCCATATTCTTATGTTCGTGCATTGCCACTTGACCTCTTGGTTGAACTCTATCGTCATTAATTGTTTGTAGATAACTAAAGTTGATGTACTTCGGATCAAAGTATGGAGGAAAACTAAATGTCCTATATGAATTAATCCAAGATTTCTTTGGGTTTGATCTTGTATGTGCCGGTCTATGGATTATCATAAAATTTTATTTTATACCTGATAGATATTCATCGATTTTTTTCTGTATCTCAGGATCTTGACCTGTATAGATGATATTTGTAAGGTATTGTCTAAGTGGATATATTCTATCCGTCAATACCCTTTCTTCAACCTCAGGGTTCTTATGTGTACGTGGAACAGGATCCATCCATGCTTTGTTAGCCAATTCACCATAATCAAAAGGAACCACTCTATAACGTGTTTTAAGACGGTTTCTATCCGCAACAAAGATTACCTTCAACGTATCTGGTTTAATCCGTGGACCGTCACCAGAATTACCAATAGACGCATCAGGTACAAAGTTCTTATCACGAGTAAAGGAAACCATCATTTTATGTTTGGAATGTTTTAATGTTGGGTCCAAGTTTAAAACTTCTTCATATTGTTTTGATCCTACTAACATATTACTATTCATGATACTCAAAGCACGTTCCTCTGTGGTATGGTGATAAATTAAAGACGGAGCCATGTCTCTTAACTTTTCTAAAATAATATTCTCAAATGATAATTTAGTTTCATTTAATTTAAATTGACTTTTAGGTTCCTTACGTCCTTGCCTTCTTGGGTAATCACCAATATAGTTAATTTGATTTGGTTTTGTCTTTTTTATCTCCTTTAATAATAATCCATCAATTTGACCGAGTTCCATCGTATATGGAATTCTTATTAGTTTAATACCATCTTTATTACTTTTTATAAAACTATTTTTTAAATTATCATTTGTAAATAATTTATTGTAATTAAAATTTCTTGTATAATCTGAGGACCCAAATACGGGATAAAAGTGTTGTTCACCATCGTATTCAATAAGAGTTTTTAATTTAGGAATATAAAAATCAAATTCAAGATTACCCGATTCTGTAAACTTTTTTTCTCTTAAAAATTTTATATTTAATCCGGTTAATAATTCTTTAATATGATTTTCTCCTTTAGATTCCCTACAAATTGGACATCCGCTTCCATTTTTATGGACAGACGCATATTGGAAAAAATAACCATGATTTGGTTTTTTACAACCAATTAAAACTTTTCTATGTGATGTTATTCTATTTAAACCTTCTTTTCTTATTATGGTACTATCGTCACAAAAATCTACATTATCATAAACATATTTGTTTTTGTGTACCATTTTGGCGTCCTCAATGAATTTTTTTGTTTTAGATTCACAAACACATTTAGGACATTGACCTTGTCCTTCTGCGTGTCCTACAGCCAAAACACCATCCTTTGCAAAAAATCCATGTTTTTCTCCATCAAGTCCTTTAGCATTACAAAATATGTTGTTTACCCAAACCAATTTATCTTCATACCAAATTTCTGATTTACTATAGTTGTATTTTTTATTTTGTTTATTGGATTTAAATTTTTTAATCCAATCTTCGAAAGATGTTGCTCTTTTATTAAAAAAATTATCTTTTGAACAATCAGGACAAATATCTTTTTGATTGGGAATTTGATATGCCGATATTCCATTAAAATATTTTTTATGTATTTTACAATAAATGTGGTTAACTATTGGTATTTTTTTCGTAGAATCCGAATATGTTATTTTTGATTTACTAAAATCACATTTATCTTTTAAATGTTCTATATTAGATAAGTCTTGTATCCATTGTTCTTTACTCTTTGTAAGTTTTTGACTTATTTTTTCTACTTTTGATTCTTTAGAACAATCACGACAACCATCTCCTCTATTTAACTGATCATTTACATTTATACTTGATCCACCTTTTTCAGGAAAAAAATGATTGTGTATTGAACAATAAACATTTTTTATTTTTTTTCTTACTCCATCATGGTATATTATCGCATTACTATAATCCCAATTAGGATACTTACGTTTTAATTCATCCAACCATTGTTCGTCAGTTCTAACCGGACCACCTTCATCCATTAATCTATTATATTGATCTTCACTTAATAGTATTTTCATTATTAAATTTGTTGATATAATTTTAATTGTTCCTCCATGTAATCAATTTGTTTTGATAATTTTTTAAGCAAATCTTGATATAAATTTTTATCATAAACTCTTATTTGTCTAATATATTCAGCATTATCTTTACCAATCAATTTACCTAAATAATAATCAATATTTTGTGGTATTCCTTTTTTTAATCCGTCTTTCATTGTTCTTACCATTTTTTGAGTTTCGGGAACACCGAATTGTCCAATTAATTCTCTTACATTTCTTGATAATGATTGTAAAACTTTTGAATTGTTTGCTAACATTTCTCTATAATGATACTGATATTTTGTAAAATATTTTGAATATTTTGCATATGCTTGTTGATATTCTGGAGACGTTGATCCGTATTTAGTTAAAGCATTTTGAACTTCATTTTTACTTTTTTCAATTGTATTAATAATTTTACCATATTGATCAGTCATTTTTTTACTGGTAAATGACAAATCTTTTAAATGTGCACATTCATGAGATAGGGTATTAGTTAATTTTTCTAAAGACATAGATTTAACTTTTTGATAGTTGACTAATATTTGACCCGCCTTTCTATCTGCAACTGCGTCCCATATAACCGGTTCTCCCTTTTGAACATATGAAGCAATTTTAATTGGTATTTCTTTTTCTACACCATTAATTATTAATTTAATTGTATATAAGTTAACATCAGAATTTAGTATATTTTTAGAAATATTTGTAATTGCTTCCATTTCAACCTCAGAAAACTTTACACCTGATATTGTGGTAAATTTAACTTTATTATATGTATTTTCTAATCCACCTACTAATTCATCAATATATTGTTGTTTATTTATATCTCCTTTTATTAACTTATTAAATAAATCTTGAAACTTAACTTTACCATAAGTTCTTATATATCTTCCTTTATAATCAACTGTACTTTTAACGGCTTCTTCAATTTTAGTTAGACTATTCTTAATCGGTTCAATATTGTATGACAACTCATTAACCGCTTTATGTTCAATTGTGGTTAATGGAATTTTATTTGTGCCAGATAATTTACTTGATAATGTTGCAATTCCTTCTTTTCCTAAATTATTTAATGTAGGTGTTAATTTTCTAAGTTGAGATACAAATGGTATTAAAGATAAAACAGATATGAAAGCCGCCGTTTTTTTATTTCCCTTTGCATATTCTGTCGCACCCATGAACAAACCTAACAATTCCTGTGCAAAAGCACCACCAGGTATCATTAATGAGCTTACAAGCATTACTAAAGGACCATTTTGTTCTAAATCCTTTTTTGCGTTTTGTGATCCCCTCATTAAATCATTAGGTGAAATTTCCATTGCACCTCCAACTTTACCAGTATAATGAGGATTATCTGCTTGAAACGGCATGAGATTATCAGGTCGTTGTTCCAATAATATTACTTTCCTTAATTGGATTTCTGAAATTAGGATTTTCATTACCCCTTAAGTTTCTTTAGAATTTCTAAATTCTTTTTTACTAAATTTAATGATTTAACTCCTGAACGTCTACTTCTCATAGCACGTGGTTTTTTTGCTGCTGTTCCCATATATTTTGTTTTAATCTTTTGTAAATAAATTATCTAATATTGCAATGTCTTCGTCCTCATCTAAATCGCTCATCTTCTTTTTCTCAAGGTATTTGTGTAACGGCATATCTGAATTTCGTATAGGACTATACGGTTCAGGTTGTGTGTCATTTCTTAATGGATCTAAACCGATGTATCTTCTTTTTTCGTTCTCTCTATGTTTTTTATAATCTTTAGCCATGTAATGCCCACTATCCATATTAACGTCACCTAATTTAATTTTCTTTTGAATTTGATTAACTCTCATTTTATTACTGAAACCCTCGTCGTCACCTCTAAGTGGTTCTCCATCATAGTCGTCCTCGGTATTAAAATTGTCGGTAAATAAATTATCTAACTCATTATGGTCATCATCTTCGAAATCATCGTTATATTCTTCATAACGTTCGTTTATGGGGTTTTGTTCCTTAATGGTGTCCTCCACCATTTTCTTAAGTTGACTCTCGGTCATTTTAATAACTTTTTTCATATCTTATAAATATTAAATATTTTTTAACGTATCAATTAACGACAATTTAAATTGACTTTTAACTTCCTTACGGTTATGTCTCCTTGGATATTCCCCAATATACGTAATCTGATTTGGAGGTGCGTTTTTTATGGCCCGTAGTAACGGTCTATCGATTTCATTAAATTCCATAGTGTATGGAACTCTAATCAATTTAACTCCATTTAAATTTTTATTTTTACTTTTAATCCAATTATTTTTTATATTGTCATTATTAAAGATCTTATTATAGGATAAATGTTTAGAGGATTCTGAACTACCAAAAATCGGCCAAAAATGACCTTCCCCATCGTATTCGATAACAACTTTTAATTCAGGTATAAAAAAATCAAATTCTAAATTACCCGTCTCACTAAATTTTTTCTCTCTTTCAATTTTATACTTCCCATCAAATTTAGATTTTAATAAACCATGAATATAGTTTTCTCCTTTTGATTCTCTACAAACGGGACAACCCTGACCTCTCAAATGGTTAGATGTATTTTGAAAAAAATAACCATGATCTTTACATCCAATTAATACTTTTCTTTTACCGGTTGACATTGTATTTGGATCTGAAAAATCTACTTTATCGTAAAGATATTTGTCCCCATGTATAATTTTAGAACTATCGATGAATTTTTTTTGTTTATAGTCTAAGACACATTTTGGACATTGATACTTACCGTTTTTAAGAAATGTTGTTAAAAGTCCTCCTTCATTTGGTTCATTATTATCCTCTACACCAAACATACCATGTTTTTTACCATTAGAATCTTTTACATTACAAGAAATATTAAAAGCATATGAATAATTATTCGATAAAGTCCAAACCTTAGTTTTAGTAAAATCAAAATTTTTGTTATTTTTATTTTTTTTAAATTCTTCGATCCATTCATCATTTGATTTTGCAACACGGTAATGTTGTGAGTTACTCAAACAATCGGGACAAATATTATCTTTATTACCAATTTGATAAGCAAGTATTCCCTTACTATTTTCTCGTGCTCCGTTAAAAAAACGATTATGTATTTTACATTTAAAATTACTAATTAATGGGTATTCAGGATTAGTATAATCAATTTTTATATTGCTGAAATCTACGGTATTTTTAAATTTTTTAATCTTAGATAAATCTTTTATCCATTCTTTGGGATTTTTTTTACGTTGATTACTCAATTTTTCATATCCACATTTTTTACATCCTCTTCCTCTTGTAATGTGTTTAGTTAATGGAAGTCCGTCTTGTATGGTATCTAAATTTGGGAAAAACTCATTATGTATTTTACATTTAACATTTTTAATACATTTTTCATTTTTTGTGTTTCTATAAATTTCCGCATTACTATAATCCCAATTTGGGTATTGTTTACTTAATGATTTAAAATACTCTTGATCGGTTTTTTGTGAACCAACCTCATCAAGCTCCATATCTTTGGGTATAATATCAATTAATTTCATACATCAATTTGTTTTAATGTATTCATTAATGATAATTTGGGTCCAGTTCTATTTGGTTTTTGAATTCTTTGACTTAAATCAACCTGATTTTTTGCTAATATTGGTTTAGGTTTCATTCTTTTTGGGTAATCACCTAATTCAACAACGGTATTTGGTTTAATATATCTTAATGTTCTAATTAATACTTTATCAATATCAGCAAATTCCATGGTATAGGGAATACGAATTAAGGAAATACCGTCACTATTTGTTTTGGCAAAATTATTTCTAATATCATCATTTCTATATGAGATGATATAATTTTTCATTCTAGTACTTTCAGTTGACCCAAAGGTTGGTACAAAATGTTGTATACCATCATATTCAACAATAACTTTTTTATCTTTTAAATTTAAAACAAAATCACATTGTAAATTAAGTTTTGTTTTTCCCTTTAAATCTTCAAATGTTGCCTCTGTTCCTCTCACAAATTTTATTTTTTCGGATAAAAATAAATTTCTTAAATATTCTTCACCTTTTGATTCATTACAAGCAGGACAACCTGCTCCCTTTTTATGTTCGATTGCTCTTTGAATAAAATACCCGTGTTCAGGACATCCAATTTCAAATCGCCTTGTACTTTGTATTATTGCACCAGTTATCGGGTCATACTTTCTTTCTAATGTATCGGGATTGTTAAAATCAACTCTATCATAATTAAATTTTGGTTTACCTTTATCGTTTAAATGTATTGATTTAACTGTTCTTAACCATTCTTTTTGAAAAGTAGACCAAAATTTAATATTATTATTTTTTATACATGTTGGACATTTAGTTCGACCTTGTGTAGATGCATATAAAGTGCCAGTTGTAATATCTGCATTTTTTATTGATTTACTAAAATCGTTCTTACATTTTTTACAATGTATGTTAGTAACAACAGGTCCGTTAGTTAATGGTTTTTTAAATATGATATTACTTTTAGAAAAGTCATATAATTTAGATAATTTTTTATATCTACTAAGACTATCTATCCATTTTTTTTCATCATTTTTATTTCCCTTTTCTCGTTCAAGACTACAATCCCAACAACCTTGACCTGCATCGTGTTTATAAACACTAAGATTTCCCCTACCTTCTTCGGGGAAATAGTGGTTATGTATTGTACAATAAACATTTTTAACAGTTTTTTTACTACCATCCTCGGTAGTCCCAAAGTTAACAGGTCCCATGTCATAATCCCATTCAGGAAATTTTTCTTTAAACCACGTTATCCATTGCTCGTCAGTTTTACCACTACCTTTTTTACCCTTGTAATTGCACGTTGGGCAACCAATTTCACCAATTCTAACGGAAGTATAATACGCCCATTCATCCTTAAACCAATCGGGATGTTTAGAGCAAGAATAATTTCTTACTTTTATTTTTGTATTATTTTTAGAATCTTGTGTTCGTTTAAATTGTACATTATCAAATGTTAAATTTCTTATATTTGGACTATTGATTAAATCATCTTTTAATTCCTCGTCTGATTTAGTCATGGATTTTATCATTCTTTCTTTACTACATATCGGACATCCGGATCCAAGCATTACTCCACTATATCTTGTAAAATCTGGTCTAACCCATTTATGGATTTTACATGAAAAATTTTTTATAAGTAGTATATTTGCATCATTATACCCAAATTGAACATTGGTAAAATTTAAATTACTTAATTTAGGATTACTCTCTAAATTTGATTTTTTTAATTTTTGTTTTTCGAGTGAAACATCACGTATAGTTTCCTCTGTTATAATATCAAATAGTTTCATATACACATATAAATATCCCAATATAACTAACGGACACAATTAAATAAATGATTATATTTATATTAGTAATATGAAAGTTCAAATATCGGAAAGTCAATTAAAACGTTTAATTTCAGAACAAATATCAACAGGTGTTCAATCTGGAACATATAATGGTACAACATCATATCAACACGATAATAGAGCACCTATAACACCTAAAAAATTGGTTGGTGACCCCGATACTTGGAATAAAGTAAAAGCCAAATATAATGACAATGCTTTAGCACAAGCTGTAGAATGGTGGAAAAAATGGATTAACAATAAAACCACAAAAGCCAAATTTGCTGCGAATTGGAAAATGAATATGAAAGATGTTGAATCTATTTTCCAAAAATATAATAACATATTAGGTCAATTAAAATTGGAATATGAGTGGAAAGAAAACGCATTGGAAATTGCGTGGGTTGAAAGTGGTTCACGTTATGACAAATTGGTTGGCAATACCACAAATGTAATATACGTAAATGTTGCAATAGCCTCGAAATACCCAGCTGTAAGTGTTTTGATACATGAAATTCAACACATATTATTTAAAATAAAACCTTTTCACCCTGAGGAAAGAATTAATACCGATATTAAATTAAATTACAATGATAAAGGTAGTTTTATCAATTGGGCTAAAAATTTATTAGGTGGTAATATATTATCATCTGATGTGTCACCTGAAACAAATAAAAGGTTTCCTGACGTACAAAAGAAACTATTAGATTTAGGCTTGGACCCACGAGATGCTAAGTATTATTGGAACCAATTTAAATCAATACCAATTGATAAAATTCAATATCTAAAAGAACCAACAGAAATTTATTCAAGACTTGCATCTTTAAGAAAAATATTAAATTTAAAACCAGAACAAAATATTACAGCAAAAGATATTGTTAAAGCAACACACATGAATGTCACATACGATAATCGTGGTATAATGACTGATATTGAACAATCTGATTCAGGTATAAACTGGCTTATATATGTAATATTATATAGCCCTTTATCTGTAGACCAAATTATAAATCAATGGAATACATACGCATTTAACAACAAAGGAATTAATCAAAACACATCTAATCAGGTTTAATCATATCCCAATATAACTAACGGACACAAAAATAGAAAGACTTACAAATTTCGAACGGGGGTTCCGGCGTCGGAAAGTCGTGAATGGGGTTATCGGAGGTTAGAAATTAAGGGAATTATGTTTTAACATTTCCTTATATGGAATACCCAATTTTTTCAATGACCACAATATCTGATTGTATTTACCGTCATAGGTCTCAAGGGACATATCCTTCCAACCAATCGGGGCAATGGTGATGGGGTGTTTAATTGCTTCCAATATCCACGAATCGGGATTATTTTTTATGGCATGTTTAATATTGTATAATGTAATAAGATTTGTACTACCATCATCAAGATGTTTCTTATAGTCGGGGGATTCTGGATCACCATTCATTCCCTTACAAATAACAATCGCACCACAATCAATTAACTTCTGTGTATCGAAATCAAGTCTATCTGGAACCGTATTCCTTCCTTCCCTATATCTGTAGGTTGTTTCTGTGTAAAGGTCAACAGCGGTCTCATATAGGGTATTAATTAAGTTCATTGTATATAAATATCTTGTAAACCAAGAGTTCCTCGGGTGGTTTAATTAAGATGACGTACCAATAGCAATATGGAAATTATCAAACTTCTTACGATATACATATCCAATCTGATCGATATAATTAGTTATAATACGTTCTTCACGACCTTCATCTCCCTCCTCACCAAATACCTCAATAAGATTATGTATTTTAAATTTAACGGGGTCCAACATGGTAATAACCCCCATCATCTCATCTTCATACTCCCAAGATGGTCTTACCTGAAATACACATCGATCCATATCAGGAAGTTCATATGAAACATCGGCAGGAGCAAACCATGCAATCTTAACCATGCCACGACCCTTTTTAAACGCTTTATAGACATGTTTGGCTTTGGCGATCATACGATCCTCATCTGACTCAAATAATGTCTGTATTAGTTTCATATTAATAAATATATCGTATACCAAGATCTCCTAAGGTGGTTTAGGAACTACTGATACCAATACCAAAATTATCGAATCTCTTTTTATAGACAAATGATATCTCATGACCACGATGCATCATAAATCTATCAATATCGGTATCTCGTTGTGTTTCAAAGTTATGGAAGGTATATTTCACCTTACCCACAACATCAAATATATAATCAACCACGTTCTTCATTTTCCTGGTGGGGTATGTAATAAGGATTGCAACGGTGTTTAGAGGGGGCAATTCGTAGGATACATCCAAAGGAGGGTAATTACCACCATGATGTACCTGAACCAAACCACGACCCTTAGACAGGGCTCTATAGACATTAATCATCTTCTTAATCATCTTATGATCTTCTGGTGAACCATTATAACCATCGGGGGTATTATAATACACAACCCTTGGTTCATTTGTATTCTCGGTTAACAGGTCCATTAGTTTCATATGTATAAATATATCGTATACCAAGATCCCCTAGGGTGGTATATTACATCACAGCAATTAACTTCCAAGTTCTACCATTATCGAATGTACCCTTACGGATAACCTTAGATTCAGGATTTTTATTTAGAATATTATCGGCAGCGGATTCACCTTCATTTTGTGTAGATAAGGCAACTGTAAACCTTTTAATTTTTTTACAAGTACCACTAGTATCCTTACGACCAGGTTTAACATATAAAATCTCAAATGAACAATCATCGGGGGTAACGTCAGTTTTTAATGAACCCAAACTAACAGTTAGACCTTGTGTTTTAGTTCTAACCTCTTGTATGAATGACGTTAAATCAGATGTGTTAATTGTTAAAGTGTCGTAATTCTCGTTACCACTACTTACAGGTGTAGATTTATCCTTATTTACGGAAGTAACCTTACCACCACATTCAGACTGATAATCTTTATGTTTCCACTGAATCCAATATTCCTGTAATCCCTCCTTGGTTTTTTTCAATCCACTTATGTCCAATTTATTATCAAGAATAACATTTTCGGTTTTACCATCAGGTATAAAACTTAATAATTCTTTTTTTCTTTTATCCAATGCAGGTACATGATTCCATCCACCAACATGTGCAAATCCCGTCATAGCATCACATTTATTAGAAACACCAATGAAAGGTATATTAACTTTATAGACCACATTACCTGTACCCTTTCCCTTTGTGGACATTTGTATGTTATTTAAATCAACTTTAACATAGGTTCCTGACTTATATAATTGTTTTAATTTAATTCCAACTGACTTAGTTATAACATTCGAATACTGATGAGCAATATCACCTTGTGCATTTGTAAATTCTGGACCAGTATAAGTCCCACTACAACCTGTTTCATCACATATGGGTTGTTCTGATGTTTGTTCAGATATAATTCGTCTTAATTGTTGTTCTGATATTACGATCTTCATGTTATATAAATATAATAAAAAGGGATATGAGTAGCGAATTCATATCCCAACGGAACGTTAACCATTCCGGTCCTAAGTCGGGTCTTCAAACCCGAGGTATCTTTATAAAAAACCCTCCATATAGGAGGGTTTCAATTATGATTTATTTTTTTTATTTTCGTCCCAAAAAGATCTTAGTTCTTTTTTACCAAGATCATCCGACCAATCTGAATAGTTTATATATTCTTGTAACATAATTACATCATCTTCAACTGCGGTGTTTTTTGTTACTTCCATGAAGACATCACTTATTGCACTATTTTTAACTGACACTGTATCGGTATCTACATCATATTTCATTGTGATAGTGTTACCTAACGAATCTGTAATTGCTTTTTCCATTTTTTGAGTTTATTATAAATATCTAATAAAGTAGAAAAGTTTATTTCTTATTATTACCCTTTAAGTTTCTGTAAGTTGTGGATGATGTTATTGATCAATCTTACCTTATGTCCTGCTTCCCCTTGGATAAACATAAACTCCTTCTGCATAACCAACCAATCAATCTGTTCGGGTATACCGTAACCTTCCTCATCGGTGTATCTAATTGATCTTTCGTTGATAACTGTCTTTAGTTGGGATTCTGTAAGGATGATTTTCATATGTATAAATATACAATACAAACAAAAAACCCTCCGTAGGGAGGGTCTTAAGAATAAGTAATAAAAACAATTGATTATTTACCAACCAATGTACTGTATTTCGCCTCAACAATGTTTAAACGCTCTTCAATTGCGTCTAACATTGGATCAGGTTGTGCACCAATAGCAACTGCGATTTGGTCTTTAATTTCGTCTGTTACTTCAGTACCTGTATTAGAAATGATAGTAGATAACATTTCAACAGCAGATTCAATTTCTGATTCATTGAACTCAGCTTGATAATCGTTAAGAGCAACTAAGATTGCATCTACCATATCAGATGGTTCTGTAACTACTTCTGGTTGTGCTGTAACAACTGCTGTAATTGCTGCCGCAACCGCTCCTGAAACTGATTCAGATTCGATAGCAGGTAATTCAACTTGTGCTTGAACAATAGCTGTAACGATTTCTGATGCTTCTGGAAAGGTGGCACTTGGTGATAATGATACGATTACATCAACATCAGGTGTAGTACCTTCAGTAGAAGCAATTGTAGACATTACCTCGTTTGTTTTTTCTGCAACTAACATGTCAACAGTAGCCTCTAACATTGTTAATCTCGCATTAAGTTCGTTTATGTCACTTGCGACAGGTAATACATCATAAACACCCGTAGATAGGTAGTTTACTTTTGATTCAAGAACAATTAATCTTGAAGCTAATTCGTCTAATCTCATTTGTTTTTGTTTTAGATTATGTTTATTATCTATAAATAGAAAATCCAAAACCGTCCCACGTATATATTGAGTTAAGAAATTATGAACCTTTCTTACCGAATAATCTATCCCATATCTTATTACGGGGATTACCGAGTTTCATACCTATATACTTCCCAAGAACACTACCGATGATATAGAATATGATGATTGAGAAGTTCCCCTTTAATAGATCATCTATTGCGTAGTAGGTTGATGAGAGTGCTACTAAGTTAATCCATACGGAGTTAAGGAGTAATGCACCAATCTTATTTTGATAGGTATATTTTATTTCCAATACCTTGAAGATATTGTATAGTGTCTGTGATGCCAGAACAATTAAACCTTTTAACATAGAATATAATATACAAAAAAAACATTAAATAAAAAACCCTCCGTGTAGGAGGGTCTGTGTATTAATAGTTTCCGTATTCCGAACTACCTTCTTTTTTACCGAGAGCTTTGGCAAGATGAAGTAATAAACCAGCTGTAGCAATATGAACCGCAAGACCACCGGCAAATCCGATGTTCATTGCGTGACCAATGGCCACTGGAATCAATGGGACCAATAATGAAGTCATTAAACCCGAACCAACATTACTCAATATATCCGCAACCTTTTCTTTTTTCATCTCCTCATCCATATCTGATTGTTGTACGGCCTCCTCATGATTAATAGCATTAAGAACCTGCTTAGTTGATGAATGTGAAGTAATACCCAAATTACCCAACTCTTGCTTTAATTCTTGTACTTGTTCATCAGATAATTGATTCACCACTTTATCCAAATGATGCTGTATATTCATTTCTCCGTGATTCTCATATAAACCCTTAATACGGTTTCTTTCCGATTCTGTTATAATAAGTCTTTGTCCCATATATTGTATTTGTTATATAAATACCTAAGATCTCCTAAAATTTCTGGAAAATTTTTAAATCACTTTTAGGGGTAAAGACCCTTTTTTCACTTTTTTTCTGGAAAAATTTCAGTCGTGGCATTGACCCCCTGTTATAGACCCCCCTAAAACACTATATAAAGGGGGGATACGGGAGGGGGGACCCCCCCTACTACTATACCCACTACTGATAGGGGGGTTGCCACACAACATTAGTTCCCGAAGGTGAATGTGGATAACCAATGACTTATACACATACCCAATGTGGATAACTTTATTTGTATATTCTAACTTTGTATTGGTATATTCATTAACTTTGTGTCCACAAACAATGAGTATGAATATTAACAAAACTGAACTAAAAGATATACTATCAGGTATAGATATCTTTGTCCCTAACGTGGGATTGACAACGTTAAAAAAAGTTGAGATGAACAAGTATCTTGACTTTAAGACAAGTGGTAAGAGTAACCCAAACCCTTATTACGACCAAGTGTTAGTTGAACAAAGATTATCAAATATCCAAACGGGTTTTGATTATCTTAAACAATTAGACGGAAAGTATAAGAAAGAGGGTATCACTCCTATTGAGAACGAGGACAAAAAAGAGATTTGGTTTAACCAAGTTTCTAAATGTTTAGTGGTAAGTAAGAAACACCCTAACAATTTTTACTTCCGTTACCAAGACCACACGAGTAGTTACCTTGAAACAAAGTATATCTTTGAGGGTAATAGTATTGAAAAGGTTATGTTTGAACAATTTGTTAGAGAAACAAAGACCGACTACTCAAAGTATCAAAATGGTTTAGAGAATACCTTAAACTTTAAGGTTATGTCTTTAGACCACATTAAAAGAATTAAAATACTCAAACAAGAGTACACAATTCTTTAAGGTTAGTTCCCCCACTAACCGACCACTCCGAAAGGGGTGGTTTTTTTTTGACCATATCCATCTCCGTAATCCATAATGTGGTTTGGCAATTGTCATACAACAACCATTGGAATATGTCTCCCGGAAATTGTTGTTTGGCAACCTTAACATAGTTTTAACAATTTAAATTTGGTCAAGAACCTCGTCCGTGAAATTGTTGTTTGGCAAACTTTGTCATACAAGACCATTTGAATCTTGAGTCGTCAGATATTGTTTGGCAGATACGGATATGGTTTCGGATATCTACGGATATTATCGGATATGCCAAACAAGTTTTGGAGGAGATCCGAACCAAGATGGATTGTCATACATGCCAATCAATATTCGAGTGTGGACGACAGGTATAAAATCCTTTAACAAAACTTTAAGAAAATAAATTCTTATCTATTCGGAATTATAAAAGTTTTTTCTTTATCTTTGTGTTCTAAATATAAATGATATGTTAATAGACAATTACTTAGAAAAAGAATTAGTGGGTAAACGAGTTAGACTTATTGAACCAATGGATGACCCACACCCAATTTTGGTTGGTCGTGAGGGATTGGTTTATAATGTTGGTTATGGAGTTGTTAATGTTAAGTGGGATAATGGTCGTACCTTAGGACTTATTATTGGTCAAGATATTTTTGAAATCATAAATTAAATAAAAATGGAAAAGTTTAAATGTTGTTTATGTGGTAAGGAAGTTGAGGGTTATGGTAATGACCCAAGTCCAATACAAACTGAAAACGAAGATGACGAATGTTGTGATGAATGTAATCTGGCAAAAGTCATTCCTGCGAGAATAAATTTAGTAATCTTAAAAAATAGAACAAATGTTGATTAAATTAACCCACAGAGGTACACCTACCTTAGTAAATGTAGACCACATTGTATCCATCTATATAGATACCGATATGAAAAGTGGTTTGGTTCAATCCAAAGTAACCACAACGAATGGTATTGTTTTTGTTGAGGAGGGACTGAATTGTATCCATAAAATGGTTTGGCAAGTAAAGAGTGGTCTTCCACCCGAGATGGACTATGAAGTTCCTACTATTGATAGTAGAATTGAGAAGTCGTATAACAATGATAAACCTTTGTCATACGAACCAAAAGGACATAGAACTCGTACCCCTATTAGAAGAAATTATACCCCTCATAATTTCGTAGATTATAACTATTAAGTTTTTTCTGTTTATAGTTCATATTGTGTTTCCCCTCGTAATACGTTACGGGGGGTTTTTATTTTTACAATAGTTCCTGTGAAGTTACAGTGCCGCAGGAGTATATTGTTTGGCAACCATAATGTGTATTATATTACACAATTCGTATTACACTTTTATAGTAGACTATGCGCCACGCGCATGCGCGGATGTTGTTTGGCATATTCGTATTACACACAATGCCGTTTGGGACGCAGCGTCGTAGAAAATTTGTTTGGCATGTTCACGTATTACCGATGTTCACGTTCCGTGAACAAGAAGAATTAGTGAACACGTATTACTGCCAAACAATATCCACCTGAGCGCTGTACCACTTGTACCCGATGTTCCTGATGTTCCCAAAGATGTTCCTCATGTTCCCGAAGTACCTGAAGTTCCGATGGTATCCGAATTTGTTTGGCAATGCCAATCAATAATACAAGATCTGCATCTGTGAAATTTCTTTAACAAAATATTATGAATTATATTTGTGTATGTTATATAAAAGACTTACCTTTATACCCTAAACTAAACATTATGAAAAAATTTGAATTAGAAGTTGTACAAGACACAAACCCTTATAGTCCTCGTGAAGACGATAACTTGGGTACGATGGTATGTTTTCACAAACGATATGACTTGGGTGACAAGACCGATTATCGAAGTGAAGATTATGATAGTTGGGAAGAATTAAAAGAAGGTATCATTAAAAACGAAGGTGAAGTCGTTATCTTACCTTTGTATCTTTACGACCACTCGGGTATAACTATATCCACAAGTTCTTTTGATTGTCGTTGGGATAGTGGACAAGTTGGTTTTATCTTTGTATCAAAGTATAAGATAAAGAAAGAAGGTATTGATGAAACTAAAGTTGAAGAATACCTTAAAGGTGAAGTTGAAACATACGACCAATACCTTACGGGCGACGTTTGGGGTTATAATGTTTATGAAATAACTACTTGTGATAAAGGTCACGAACATAAAGAATTGGTAGAAAGTTGTTACGGGTATTACGGACACGATGAATGTGAAAAAATGGGTCAGTCCATATTAGAACATACACAAAATGAAGTTGTGTAGAAATACATAAGGTTGGAAAAGGT